CATGGTGGTAACTGTGACCTTGTAGTACTTGGTCGCGAGATCCGCAAGAGCCATGGTCGCCATGACATTGGTGTGACGAGTCCACGGGGTCGAGACACCATTCATCGTCAACCACAGGGCTACGATGGAACGAGTTGCGAAGAGAATGGAATGCGCCCTGAACTCCGGCCAAATCATAGGGGCCTTCTCGGAGCGAACAACAGGTAGATGGAAGATGAAGGAAGACCAGCTCAGCATGAAATGGAAGGCGACGTACATCCATGTACGGTTGTTGAAGGCCATTGCGCGAGTCCAGAAGAAGGTTACAAACTGATGAACGAAGTGAGCCAACGCGACGATCCCGAAGGTCTTGTGAAGATGCCCAAACTTGCCGTCCTGGTGGGTGATGAGAGACTCCATGATGATGCTCACTTCTTCTCAGTTTCTCTGCTTCCGTTTTTAGACGCGAAGAGAGGTGGCAGATTCTCGTACGGTTCCCATAGCTGTCCCCCCTTCTTGATGGACTCCTTGAATCCCTCAACCGGATGCGTCCGCGAGATACCCATGGCCATGATCACGAATCCGGCCGTAAGCAGCAGTGCGTGAACAAAATCACGGGTGCCCATGTAACACACCGCAAAGATCGCCACTCGGCGCACGAAGATGTTCCGGTGGTATTCCTCCTCCTTCGGACTGAACTCGTCCACAATGTAACGGGAACCTACATTCATAAGCATCATCATGACGCCTAGGAACAGAAGGTCGATCTTGATTTGTGGTGCTGTGAGTTTCATTACTTAGTATTGAGAGTTTACGCAGGGACGGCGCCCGGGGAATTCGCCATGGGCGGGGTCGTAGTCGTCGTCGTCGTGGGCTTGCAAACTCCGCCGACCATCGACTGACCAGCCGGGCACTGCGACCCAGTCGCGTGCTCGTACGACGAACAGGCCTTCACCAGCGCAACGGCCAGGAGCAGGGCCACCAGCTCATTGTGCTGCTTCCAGACGAAGGCAACGAAACCGAACGAGACCGCACGACCCACCTGGGACTCCACCAGGAAGCTCAGCATCTTCGGCATAAACGAAATCAGTCCAACCAGCACGACAACCGCCCCGAGTTCGAGATTTCCAGTGAGCTTCATTTGTAGTATCTGGGGCATAATTTTCTAGCGGGGGAAAGTAATGGCACTGGTGTGCACAGATTTAACGGAGGCACATGGATCCCCGTTCAAGACTGTAAATCTCATGGCAACACCTGCGGCGGCTCCTGGGAATGCCAAGAAGGGCGTTCAGGCAGTCGTGGAACGCATGGAGACGACCCTGCCTCTCGACAAGAATCCCGCGACGGCCAACTTTTCCGGTCCACCTGTCGTGGCGGCACAGGCGGCGATGAACAACCAACCCGATAAGATCGCTCGTATTCTGAGCCTTGTGGAGCAGAATAAGACGGGGTATGAACCCTCATCGGGGAAGGACATGTTTCTCTACGTACTGACGGGTGTGGTGTTTCTCTTCACGTTCGACACGTTCGTGACACTTGGACGGGGGATGCGTGGTTGACCCGATGCGGGGTTAAACCTGGAACTTCGGGGTATAGTCCGCATTGTCCAGACGCGTCTCGAAGGATGATACGTCCTCAAACACATTGTCAATATACTCGATCTCGAACGTGAATGTATTCTCGGCGGGACCGAATGTAATGGGAGCGTTCACCGGATTTGTTGTTGTCACGGAACTGAGCGGGAGGTGGCGACGCAGCGTGATGTGAAGGCGATCAAGAGTTCCAATCGGCGGGTTGTAATAGGTAATGTTCGGTGCATAGGACATATCGTTGTAGTAAATCGCCTGGGAGATGATGGCTGTTCCCGAAGTTCCGGCGGCAGTCAAAGTGGATGGCAATCCGGCGGTGCTGTAAATAATATTTGTAGTTTCGAATGTTCCGGATGTGCCGGTAGACAACGAGGACTGGAGAATCTGTGCAGCTGTATTGGCCTTCGCCAATTGCACACCACCGGGTGTATCTGTAAATCCAGAAATCACCAGATACTGACCTGTTACGAAACTAGTCGTAATCGTAGTGACATAGGAGTATTGGAGGTTATTCACAGTAACAAGAATTGCTGGAGGAACGAATGCCGTGGCGTTATATGTCGATGCCATCGTAAGAGTCGAAGAACTCGGGACGGACGTTACTACCCCCGTCATAAATATACCTCCAGACTGATTAGGTAGAGATACAGTAATCGTCTGTCCGATATTAATGTTATGGGCACCGTTGAATGTATAGGTGAGTGCACTTCCATTACCAGACGCCGAAATCAAACAGGTAGGCTGGGTTGTTCCAGTTGTTTGAAACGTTCCACCAGGGATAGGTGCAGTGCTTGCGACCGTGAATGCTGCAGACGATGCAGAAAGCACTACATAGTTTCCGTTGAGCGGTGCGAAAAGTCCAGTATATCCAGATACGTTTACGTTCTGACCAACTGAATATGTATTCGATGCAGTAAATGTGATGTTTGTCAGAGCACTATTTGCTGTGGCAGCCGTTATCGAAGCATTGCCGCCAACGTTAGCTACAAATCCGGTCGAATTCACGGTGGGTGCTGATGCGCCAGATACAACACCAGCAGGAGTTGGAATTGTAAATGTTAAAGAAGGTGTGGGGTTTGTAATTGCCCATGTTCCGTTATACGCCGCTGCCGCACCCGTGAATCCATAGATAGTGACGACCGTACCCCCCAATATGGTCTGAGTTGATGTAAACGTCACAATCGTTGATGATACGCTCGTAACAGTTAGTCCAAGATTAAATGTAGCTGCCGTTGTAATAGTTCCAGATGCGCCAACAGTAGTTGCACCCGCGTTACCGGTAACCGTAACCGTAGTGGTAGTATTCCCCGTAACCTGAAATGTACCATTGTTAAACGCGTTTGCGAACCCAGTCAATGTAATAAACGAGCCCTTTAAACTGTCGGTGAAACCAAGATTAGTAGGTAATGTAAATCCTCCATATGTAACAGATGTGCCGGCAACAGCTGTTACTGTTGCCGCAGAAGCCGACCCAATTGAAAGAGTTGGTGTAGTAAACGTCCGGTTTGTAATGCCCGTGATCGTTGAATACGTGTAAGCAGCACCTGTTGCCACCACGGGGCGATCGTTGAGAATCTTCGCAAAGGTAGAATCCACGTAGCCAGACCGATCAGCGCCTGATGCAGTTTCATCCATACGATTCAGACCCTCGAGCTGCATCATGATATACGTATCCGATGGAGTGACACCCAACATAGCCGCATTCATCAGGCGAATACGTGTCACCTTCTGGAACGGGCGGGGAAAGTAGACTACATAGTCTCCAGGATCAGACGATAGCGCTCCGCCGTTCACCTTGACATACTTCGTCGGGTCACGGTCGCGAGAGTCCACTGTGATTGTGCGATACGCCTTCCGCAGAACTGGCTTGGGCCGACTCGTCGTCACCAGAACTCCGTTGCGGTCAAAGTTCATTGTCTCTTACGACGGAATGTTTTTCCCTTACGGGAACGGCGTCTACGAGACTTACATGTCTTGCGACGGCCATAGTCCTCCTCCCTTCATTGTTCTTCTGCGTTAAAAAACAAAGCATGGGTGACGGAGCGACTGAGATTGGCAACAATGTAACATGGACGGTGACTCTTGAGGATTACTTCGCTCAAACCGGCGAGAAGGCGAACGGGTTGGCCATTATGCACAAACGTGCGGAGAGCATTTTTACTCACCGCAAGACGTACATTGATTTACCTGTGATTGTGGGATCGGGTGCGGTTGCCTTTCTGAACGCTGGTTCGTCGTCTCTGTTTTCGGATCATCAACTTGCTGCCACTGCGCTCGGCGTGGGATCACTGGTCATTGGAATCCTAAATACGGTTGGAACGTACTTCGGCTGGGCCAAACGGGCGGAGGGGCACCGCATGTCGGCTATTCACTATGCCAAGCTCTACCGATTCATCAACGTCGAGATGCGCCTCCCCCGTGACCAGCGTATGCAGCCAGGTGATTTCCTGAAGTATGTCAAGGATCAGTATGACCGGTTGGCGGAGTTGAGTCCGCTTATCCCGAGTTCAGTCACGCGCACATTCGTAAGCCAAACGGAAAAGTATAAGGACATCTCGAAGCCTGAAGAAACCAACGGTCTGAATAAGATTAATATCTTCGTAGATTCGGCTCATGAGCTGGATCAGGTTGTCAGCCCGTTGTCTCCGCCGCCCATGGTTCTCCCGACGACTAAGCAGACGGCAGTGCCATCTTCGTGACACGATACTGCCGCTTCTTGTACAGCGAGTTCCGCATCCCGAACTGTCGCCTGAACTGTGGGTCTACAATGTCCACGATCAACGGATGAACAGCACGACCCTTCTTCTCCACGCGTAGAATCCGTCCGACAATCTGGTCAATGTCAGGCCGAGGCGTGGCCATCACTAGTGTGTTCAAGGTCGGGACATCGAATCCTTCTTTGCACATACTGTACGTCGCAATGAGAATCGCTTTCGTCTTGCAATACTCGGCCCTCAGCTCTGGCTTGACTGCGGTTCCCAGAATACACGCAGTCTCACGCAACTCCGGACTCAGCCCCGCCAGGATATCTTGGCAGTGCTGAACTCGATCCGACAGCACTAGAGTCTGTCGACCGCCTTCCGACACATCCTCCAGGATTCCACACAGCCACCTTGTGCGGTCTTCGCATCCCGTCAGTTTGTTCACCATGATAGGAACCGACACCATGCCCTGCGAAGACATGACAATCTCGTTGAACTCGGGGTCGTTGTTCTGGTACTCGTAGACCTCCACGTTCACTTGGGTGTCCACTGAATCCCCTGTTTCTGACTTGTACAGTAGCGGACCAAGGAACCAGTGAATAGCATACATGAGTTTATCCTTGCGGTCAGGGGTCGCAGACAGTCCAAGCATGTACCTCGACGTAACTTTGGGTAGCGCTTGCACAAACACCTCAGAAGCAATGTGGTGACACTCGTCAACGATAACCAAGCCAATTGGGGCGAAGAGGTTATCATTTAACTCCTTCATCGAAAGGGTTTGCAACATAACAATCACAATGTCCTTGTCGGCCACATCGGCGACGTCGGCTTGAACTCGTCCGATCCGAGCATTGGGCAGGAACGCCTTTACACGGTCGATCCACTGGTCGCGAAGGAAGGTGTTATGGACAACCACGAGCGTAGGGAGGCGTAGACGAGAGGCGATGTACAACGCACACACTGTCTTTCCACCTCCCGTGTGGAGCGAGATGATTCCGTCATGGGGTTCGGGAAGCAGGAAGGAGTTGACGACGGGGAGCTGGATAGGACGCAGACTTCCAGTAAACTCCCAGAACCGCGCAGCCGTCTGTTCGACATCACGAGTCGTCGAAGGGACACCGAATCGCTCGATACCAAAGTGTTTTGGAACATAGAGGTGAGATTTGGTCTCGTGATACACGGGATACTTCGGCTGAGCCATCGGGTTGACGAAGGAGAAGGGTCTAACTGTGAGGGCTTTTTTGAGTGCCAACTCCCGAGAGTCCTTGGGAAGTTGGTATCCATTGAGGGTCAGCATTGCTATTCTATTACTGTGTGTCTGTGAGTTCGTTTTTACTGGCGACGAACGATCGCATCAAACGTGAGGTACACCATCTCGTCGATCGCATCCATCACGCGAGTCTGACCGAGATCCTCGACGTTGTACATCACGGCCGGGAACATAGCCGAGTTAACCTGGAGCCGGTCGAACGGCTCGACATCATCCACAAGCGCCCGAACAATCGTCCGAGCATAGTGGGGGCAGCGGCTGCGCGGAAGAGTGTACTTGTAAGAGAGCTTCTTCGAATCGCCGAAGGTCGACGTGATCTCGACAACATCGGGATATGCAGAATCCGTCCGGAACGTGATGGTATCATCCGAAGCATGGTCGGAACCGCGAGTGATGTGGAGAGCGAGGAGCGTAGTCATTTGATAGTATCCTCACTCTCGCATTTAAACCGGTCCTTCCCTGTCGATTTCTGGATAATCTTGGTCACGCTGACGGTTACCTTGTGCAGTGTGATCCCCATAATCACCTTCGTCTGCATTACGGTCATCGTCATCCGGTGCGTCACGGGGGGCACCGACGCCAACATCTACGTCAGGAATGATCTCTTCGAGCGGACCCAGCTCCCGCTCAATCTGGGCCGCGAACACATCACGATCGGCATTGGTGATGATAAACGGTGCCATGCCTCGGTCAAGCAGGTCCTTGGTGATTTGGCGCTGACTGTCTGTCATCTCGCGCAGACGATCTGTGAACAAGTGACGCTCCTTTGCACGGAGAGTGTTGGTCTCTGTCCGTGCATCCTTGAGAGGCGCCATCAGTGCAAACAGCGCCAGATCCTTCTCACGAAGTTCCTCATAGGCCTTGCGCTTGACGGGATCCTTGAGGATGGTCCCAACGATTTCCTTGAGAAACCCTTCCGTGATGTCGCGCAAGAGACTGGGTTTCTGAGTAGTGTCAATTGACGACACATCCAGATCCATCTGGAAGGCATCCTTCAGTCGTTGGATAATCATCAGATTCGTGCGCCACGAGTCTCCCTCCGCCTTGGGAATCGCGGCCAAGCGAAGACGACGCTGAATGTCCTTTGCATCGGGTACGACCAGTGTCCGAGCCTCAACGTTCACCGGTTGAAGAGGCAGCGTTGCCGGACGAGGACGTACCTTGTCAAGGGGAACAACAGGCTGACGAATCACAGGAGGGACATCCGATGCCCATACCGAACGAGGGTTTCCACACGGAGGGAAGGACGTGATAACTCCCAGCTTCTCGGGAGGGAGTCGAACTGGAATCAGCCCAACGGGTGGCGGCGAAGGAGGATGCAGATCAAACTCTGATTTTGCACGAGTCAGGGGTGCTTTGAATGCAGGAAGCAGCTTCTTGATAATTGCCACTACACCCTTGCGGATAGCCGCCGGTTCACTCAGGACTCCACGCATCACGGCAACGCTTGGCCCCTTGAACGAGGTGGGGTAGGCCTCGAACGTCTTGCGAAGAACCGTCATCAGGCCATCCACAGTCGTCGGCGCCTTGTCCACGTCTGTATCACGTGGGAATCCGTCCAGCTTCAGTGACTGAGATCCAAATGACCTGCGCGGCACAAGCTGAGGCAGATGAGTCTGGAGAAGCAGAACAGTCGCCGCAATACCAATCATACCCCGCGCCTTGCCCTCACGGTCGCGAGACTTGAGCGTCTCAGCCATGGCTCGAGACTCCTGTAGAACGGGGATCAGCTGGTCTTGGGCAGGGAGCAGCTGGAGCAAAGAGATCAACAGAAATACAGTCGAATCCGATGGATCATTCATATCGAAAAACTCCTGGAGAGACCTGAGCTTGGTTGTGAAGGTCAATGTGGACTGCCCATGGAAGGCCTGTGACTCCAGCGCATCGGCATGCTTCAGCAGCCGCCCTTCTTCGGAAAAGTCCTCTTGGTTCACCAGCACATCCTTGTTGATCTCTTCGCCACATACCCTGCATACACGAGATCCATCGACGCGAACCGTCCATGTGTCGTAGAAGCCCAGCCGATCCGCAGCCATGTCGCCGCCGAGCATTGCGAGTGTGTGATCGCAGACAACAAACAATCCCTCGGGATCCACGGTGACCTGTTTGGAGTGAGGTGCGTCACGAGTAAGGAGCTTGACGGCCTTCAGCTTGTCTTTGGGAAAACGCTGTTCATCCTTCAGGATCGCAACAACCTGATCGCGGAGCTGAGAGACTCCACGGGCGGCGTACTTTTCATACTTGACCCTCGATTCAACCTGCTTGTGCTTATAGGCCAATGTCAGTGCTTTGGTGTACTCGATCAACATATCTTTGGACGTCGACTCCTTCCACTGTTCGCGGTTGCGGTATCCGATCTGGTGACGCTCCTGCTTGACAATATCCAGAGGCAGACACTTCCGGTCATACCGGATAAACTTGCCCTTGTCGTACACCTCCCACTGCCGAATCACACCTTGGGTGACAAAGTCCTGAAAAGACAGTCCCATCAACCTGCATTGATCTTCATCCACATCGGGGAATCGCAAGTCGCCAAGTTCGGATACGGGTAGCATCTCCACTGTTCCCGCGTTTCCGGCTAAAGACTGGATCATCTTCACAACCAGGTACCCGCCGTCTTCCTGGCTCATCAGCCACCGCCGGGCGGCGAGACCGGGAAAGTACTTGTTTCCATACTGCTCTGCGATGTTGGACGAAGGAGGTGGGTTCTCTCCTTCCTTGAACGGAAGCTCTATGGGTGGAGGCATGACATCCACAACCTCCTTCTTGGGAAACCGCTGCTTCCACAACTCCCATGGCACGTCCTCCAACTTCACGTCGTAGATCTTCAAGTACTTGCGGCCCTCTCCATATGGATCCTGAGTGACCGGGACACCATGCTGCATCACTGCATCCAGCTCAGGCACGACATCGCTCAGCGGCTCCGTGGTCTCAATGAACCGCGCATCGTTCGACTCCAAAAAAGGGTGTTCGGGCAGCGGGTCGGGAATGGGGAGAGAACGCTTCGTCAGCCAGTATCCCTTGAAGGACATGAGATCTGCAGTTCCATCCACCGGCACCTGAAGTACATCAATGCGTCCGTCCTCGTGGCGCCGCGTACGGCTCATGTTGAACCTGGGGAGGACGCGAGTTGTTTGCTTCCCTTCTTCATTCACAAACGTGGTCGGCGCGTCGACCGGGTACGGGGTTCCCTCGGTAGCCACGTAGGGTAATGGTAACGCTGTCAACATGCGGACATATCCGTTGGGCTGACGGTAGGCCTCATCTTTGAAGAGCGGAGCCCATGTTTGCTCAAATGCGAATACAGTATATCCCGGATCAGACGCATACACTGGACGCACCCACGGAAACGAACGCAGACTCTTGGGTACAGTAACCTCGTAGCCATCTGCTGCTTGGCTCACGTAGGTCTCATACAGGTCGCGCACACGGTCAACCTCCTTGCTGATCTTCTCAATCTGCGCTTGGGTTGCACGACCCCTGGGGACCATGTGTTCAAATGCATCCGTCACTTGCTCGTTCAATGTGTAAAAACGTACCTTTTCACCTCGCTGTACTTCTTCATCGAACTCAATCACGTCCCCAATGAGCTCTACGTCTGTAGCCTCAAACGTGAGAAACTCGTTCTCCATTATACACCCCGAAGAACTGTTTCACACAGTGCCACCGCCTCGGTCTGAAAGCGCTCCATGACTGCCTCCGGCTTACTCTTGGTCCTGAACTGGAGAATCAACTTGGCAGTGAGTGGGTGGTCAATGCGATACGACACAGACTCCACCAACCCGGCTGCATCGTAGAGAAGAGCCTGAGCCAGTGCGCCGAGCGTGTGTCCCTCCGTTGTGGTCTCCACCACATAGGCACCTGTCTCGTCCTTGGACACCGGTAGCTTGACAAACTCCAACACCTTCTTCTTGAGTACCTCGGCAGCTGTGTGGATGAGATCACGCGCCGACTGAACACCGATGCTTTCGACCGTGAAGTCAAAGTGAGTAGGACGCTCTGTCGCGGGGTCACGGGTATACGACCGCTGGATGAGGTGATTATCAAAGATACGCACGTCTTCACCCGGTCGGCTCAGAATGAACGAATCACGGTCCGCCTTTGCCCGGATGTCATCAACATGGTTACGGAACGTCGAGACACACACCTGCGATGCACCTGTCATGGCCAGACCGAGGCTGCACTCGATATGCAGAGCCTCATTGGACTTGAGGGTAAGGAAGTAGAGAGGTGTGTCGAGATCACGATCCTTCAGCAGGAGTCCACTACGGGGCCCTGCAGACACGAAGTCATCTGACGTCACATCGCGAACATCCGGACTAGATAGGAAGCGAACTGTCAGCTTTGTGTCGCGAATCACGTCTCCCTCCGATGCCTTGACATTCACCGGAAGCATCTCCACGCGGTGCTTCAACATCTCATTGATCATCTGCGATGTGTTCTCGCGGATCACGACATCACGGATCACGACCGTTGGAATCTCAGCCAGAAGAATACGACGAAGTGCATTGACGAAGGGAATAGGAGTCTTCACTGCCTCAAACGTGAGACGGTAGCCGTTCAGCGACTCGCGAACGTTCTCGATTGAAGCCATACTTGTCTTACTGTTTCGTTCTTTTAGTTTCGTTTTTTTGACACGGACACACAATGAGCCAACAGCCGATTCTGTTCTACAGCAACCGTGATGGAAACAGTCGACAGATTGTCGAGACACTGAAGGCTCTGAACAAGCAGAATCTCTTCCACATGGTCGAGATCGAGAGTGTTCAGCGATCGCAGCTTCCGTCCTTTCTGAAGAGCGTCCCCACGCTGTACCTCCCCGACACGAAGGATATCTACGTGGGCAAGGACATCTTCGGATACATCTCCAAGCCCGTCGCGGCGAGGCGCGATGTTCCGAACAATGCACCTGGGAAGCCGAACCCCCAGGGTGGATCTGCAACTGCATCGTCTGGTGATCTCGAGTCGTGGTCCTTCGCAACAGCGGGTGGGTTCTCAGACTCGTACTCGAGTTGGGATGGAAATACATCAACCGGGGATCAACTGTTCTATACGTACCTGGGAGGTGAGCCTGTCGCATCGGGTCCCCCGGAGCCACAGACAAAGCAGAGTTACGAGGGAGACAAGGGTGGACGCAACGAGGACGTCGCCTCAAAGATGAAGCGGCTCCAACAGGCGCGTGACAATGAGTTCAAAGGGATTACACGCCAGTAAATAATACACTCCAATGTCAAGTAAGGCGAAGCTTCTATCCCTGTTTTTTGATCAGTGGGAGTCCTTTCTTGATGAGCTAATTCGAGTGTTTCCTAACGATGTTGACTTTCCTCGACTCAAGTCGTATCTCCGAATTGGGCGTACCGTGAATCCGAAACGTGTGATCGCGGCTGTCCAGAATCACATGTTCCCTCATGAGAAGCTTGTCCGGTCCAAGAACGCTGACTACTTCCTGAAGCATCCATTCAACCAGTATGAGGACAAGGAGGATATCTCATACGTCATTCGCAAGGTGAAGAACCTATGGTTTGAACTGAGCCCCCATAACCAGAATGCATTGTTCGATTACATCATTCTACTCGTTGACCTTCTCCACCGGCATCTCGAGACGCAGTAACTCGGCGATACCCGCCTTGGCGTCCCCAAAGTTCCGGAACAGAATCTGATTCACCTCTGCAGGTGACCACTTATAATTCAGCGACTCGTCGGTCACATCGATCTCCGCGTCGTAGAATGAGCACACCATCTCCTTAAGGACAGCCAGGCTGCACTTCTTGAAGTTCACAATCATATCAATACGTCCTGGACGAATGAGTGCGCGGTCAATGCGCTCCGGGAAGTTAGTCGTGATCGCCAGGACACGTCCATTCGCTTCTAGCGTCCCGTCCAGTAGATTGAGAATAAAGGACAGATCAATCACATCCTTCTCCTCCTCCTTGCGGTCGAAGAAGTCATCCTCCTTCTTCTTGGTCTCGGGCTGCGGCTTCTTCCACTCGCGGCGCAGAACCGTATCCCCCATCGCATCAATGTCTTCGATCACGTAGAGACGTTCCGACACGGGGATCGTGTACTTCTCCGTATTGACGCCGTTGTAGACGTGGATCTCGTCGTTAAAGAAGAGGTGCTGAAGCTGCGCCTTGCTCTTGATCTCCGAGAGCTGGATGTTCACAATGTGGCGTTTCGCCTCATTGGCGACTGCTTTGATGGTGGACGTCTTACCTGTGCCCGGAGGACCATGGAACATGAACCCGAGCGTGTATGGGATACCCTTGGCGTCATACCAATCGCGACGGGTCAGAAAGAAATCCACGCGGTCGCGCACATGATCGCGCTCCTCGAAGAAGACGTTCTTGAAGGTCCGGTTCGTTGTGAACTTGGCCTTGGAGTAGACTAGGTGCGTATTGGGCAATGGATTCTGAACGCCCTTCGTCTTGGTCTGAATCATCTGGTCAAAGTAGTAGCGGTGAGATCCAAGCTTGTTCGCCATACGACGCTCGTAGTCCGTATTGCACGTGTCCACGAATGTCTGGAGGTGCTGGACGTCATGTTCATAACAATACAACTTGAACTTGACCATCTCCAGCTGCCCCTCGGCGATCTTCATCTCCTGGAGCTCAAAATAGACATCCGACTCCAGACAGACCGGCTCGTACTCGTTTGGGAGATAGTCGTGCTGCGAGACAGCCAGGAGACTGCGCATCGCCGGAAGTGTGGTGACATACTGAACCACTGCATCCATTCGAGATGCGTAGATTCCCTGAACCGGCTGTCCACCGCGGTTCTGCCCAGTCACCACACCACGTTCACAGGTGATGGATGCACGAGGGGTCTTGAGAATCGATTGCGGAACCGCAGGTCGGGATCCGGCTCGACGGGGGCAGCACCACGCAGCTGCCCATGCAGACCATGTGGGGTACGTTCGCACGGCCAGATCAAACCCATTCAGTGCCATCAAGCTCATGAGGGGGCGTTTCCCTCCGCCCATCTGCAGCGTCATCTGCGCCTTAATAAGATCGTTCACCGCCTGCATGGTTGTTTATCCGAATGTCTGTGTAATACACTTGTCCAGAGTGGCTCCAGTGGAATGAACCGGCTTGGTGCGCCGCAGACGCAACTCCTTCGACGCCTTCTCGACGGTATCCTGCGACAATGTCACGTAGCGCTTCACGTCACGCACGGGGCCTTGTACGTTCATGGTCGGAACATGGAGACGGATCGGTGGAAGAACCACGGCCACGATATCATCCGAATTGGCCAGATACTCACGGAACTGCTCGATGTCCAGAGGTCCACCAAAGAGACGAAGGGTTGGGCGGGGTGGCGCAGGAGCCAACTCCTTCTTCGTGTACAGACTGCGGTACATATCCGCCAACAGGCAATGACGAGTCCAGCGAACCGTATCCGAATGATGCGTATCCGCATACAAGAACGCCAGTCCACACTCCGGAGAACAAAAGTGTCCCTCGCACGTGTACATGTTCTCGTAGGCATCGTAGCTGATCGGAAGCACACAGGGCTTCCACCCGAAGCCCGAACAGCACCAGAAACAGGCAGCGGAGCTATACGTGGGAGACTTGACCCGCGTCAGAATCTCCTTCATGGTGTCAGTGTTGAACCTCTCTCCGACCCGCGATGTCTCGACAGCGGAGAGAATGTCTGAATACGATGTGGACCCCTGGTCTTGCGGAGCCGGTGTGTTCTCCTCAACCGGGAGTCGTAACGAAAACACTACAGGTGCATCTTGAACCTGTTTGCGCGGGGGCATTTACTTGTTGAAAGACAAAGACGTGAAAGTGTGATGGAGTTTCAAGTGGTTGGCGATTTACACTTCTCATCTCTTTGGAATCGCCATGACTTCGAAACGTCACTGATTCCAACAAAACCCTTTCTGCTTACGACAGGCGATATTGTACAGCCATATTCGAATATGTGTTACAACTTTTATTCATACTGCGCAAGAAACTGGGAAAAGACATACATTATCATGGGAAACCAAGAATATGAATGTCATCAGCGAGTGTTTCATCAAACGATGAAGAAACAGCTGGAGCTGATGGTTCAGTTAATAGGTCGCATAAACAGGGAGGTTGGATCGGAGCGATTGGTTTTCATCCACAATACGTTCGTAGATCTACCCGAACAATCCCTGCGGATTGCTGGACTCACGTTATGGTCGAACAAGGCAGATATCAACGTACTCAGAAAAAATGTCCTAACAGAGGGCGAAGTGTTTACTGAGTTCGCGATAAATGGTAGGGGATTCAACATCGCCACAGATAGTGGTCGTTTCGGGGGGTGGAGGCCGATTAAATCTTGGGATCCAGTTGATCAGGTCGATGTACCTGCTTCATACGCCACATTGACGAACGATGATCTCGCCGAACTACAGAAGAACGACATCGAATTCTTACAGCGTATGATTCGCGAAACAAGTGAGAAGGGGTATAGGCTATTGGTGGGTTCGCATTATGTTCCAACATGTCTCATCAAGAAGGAGAGTCCAATTATCCCCGCCGAGAATGAGTTTCCTATTGACTTTTTCTGCAGAGATGTCAGCAACTATTTGAAGCCTCCGATTGTCGCATGGGTGTGTGGGCATGTTCACCTCGAACAAACAGTTATCGTCAATGGTATCCCTGTGTATGTGAATATGCCAATGATCACAGTCTAACCATAGATAAGCACCCATCCGTTTGCACCAGCCCCCGCCCCACCGGTACCACCCGATAAATCGGCACTGAAACTAGCACCTTTGAACGACGAACCACCGCCGCCGCCGGATGCCACCGATTCTCCAAGGTTTCCGCTGAGATTCTCAATATCCCATCCACCGCCTCCTCCACCGTAGTAGCCACCACCGCCACCACCACCAGCGGCACTTTTATAGCCGCTGTAATTCTTATAACCGCCACCTCCAGTTCCGCCCGTAGTGGTACTACCGGCCGTGCCGCCGCTTCCTCCCGCTCCCACTGCACCTCCAGTTCCGCCGCCTCCGCCGTTAGCTGTCGCCGATGATGTAGGATACGAGGGTGGACAGCCGCATACGTATGTATTCGTTATCGACTGTGTTTGTCCGGCTGTGCCGTTGAATGATGTCGTCACTCCGCCGTTTCCACCATTGCCCACCGCGTAGCTCTCAGTATAATTGTCATCAACCATACCTCCCGACGAATAAGATGCCCCGCCACCGCCACCTGCCGTGATAGATAGAGATGCTCCTCTTGGGCTACCGAACTGACTGAATCCGCCTCCACCACCCGCCACTGAACCCAACCCTGTGCTTCCACCGGTTCCACCGCCATTGGTACCAGCCGTTCCAGCTCCACCTGCTCCACCTACTTGAACAGTATATGCAGTTGCTGCTAAACTTCCACTTGCACGTATGATTCCGCCAGAACCAGCCGTTGATTGGTAACTGCCACTCGCTCCTCCTCCTCCTGCGCCCACAACAGTAACGGTATAGGCTTTAGCGATAGGTGGGGTGTATGTTGTACCCGTCGTGGGTGTAATGAATACTCCAAAATACGCAGCGCCGGAGCTTGGGCCGGTTCCACCTGCAACTGCAGCCAATGTACATGTCCAACCGCCGCTCGTGAAGCCGTGAGTCCATGCATATGTGGATCCGGCAGGTATACCTGGTACCGTGCCACTGCTGGTACCGGAATATGTCAATGTGTAGGATGTAGCTCCCGACACGGCAGTCCAGGAGAAGTTCACAACCGTGGTCGTCATCGATGTAATCGTGAAACTTCCCGGAGCCGACAGAGACAGGACTCCTGCACTTGCCGCAATAACGCTTGTCGATTCCGGACGAGTTGCATAGACAGTCGCGTAATACGTGGTTCCACCAGAAAGAGCTGCTGTTCCAGACGCTGACACAGACGTCGTGGTTCCAAAATATCCAGCTGTGCTATTTGGTACAGTACTTGAGGTGTTTATTGACCACGAATAATTGGAAGGCGATATACCAAGCGCTGGAGCTGTCCAGCTCATTGACCAGGCGGTCAAACTCGTTATCGTAAGAGTAACACCAGTGGCCGGATTGGGGATACCGTACGCAGATGTGTTCGAAACGGCTAAACTAGAGGTTGAGTTTGTCGCGTTCGATGCGTGGGCAGAGATATAGTAGCTGCTTCCAACGGTGAACGACAAATTGACAAGACCACCGGTCTGCTTCGTGATTGCTGTTCCCGATGTGGCAGATACCCAGCCATTTGTAAGGGTCGACCCTCCTGCTGCTGTCCCGACTGCAATGTAATAGGACGTCCCGCCACCGGAAAGGGTTGGAGTCACGTTGGATGTAGTGATATTGCTGATGGTGTACGTCGTGGGTGCAGTCAGAAATAGTGACTTTCCAGCGAAGAAGCTCAGTTTTAGATTTCCAGATGCAGCCGCTGGGACCTGGTTCGCGGTCGTCACCGTGAACGGGGGTGGCCGAGTGCTTGTGTTGTAGTCCGAACCCACCAGCCCCTGCATATTTGAGGTTGCTTCACCAAAGACTTGGCGAACCGCATTCGAAGACGCATTGCTGTTGAAGTTGATATTTCCCGTGGCTGGGATCACGTTACCTGACGCGGCGAACGCCATTTACTTCACACCTTCATTTTTTCAGACAGTTCCTTTACGGCTTCAATGAGTAGACCCACCATGTTGCCATACGATACACTCTTCATCTCGTCGTCTCCCGTATAGACCACCTCCGGAAGCACCTCTTCAACTTCCTGGGCAATCACACCGACAGTCCGTTGTGTTTTCCCAAGACGAGTGAAATAGACTCCGCGCATCGCCTTGACGGTGTCCAATGCATTCGAGATGGTCGAGATATCAGTCTTCAAGCGACGGTCGGACGTAGCGATGAAATCACCGGACGTAACTGAAGTGCCAACTGTCAATGTCCCACTTGCGCCGTTTGAAATGGCGGCCGCGTAGATGGTTGTAACCGGGAGTGCACTCGTTCCGATGGACGTTATGGCCGCCGCCGCCCCTGCGATAGACGTTACGTTACTGATCGCTGCCGCGTAGAGAGTTCCGACCGGAAATGTATTCGTCCCGATGGTTGTAATTGCGGCAGACCCGCTATTCACTATGCTCGTTACGTTACTGATCGCTGATGCGTAAAGGGTTGTGACTGGAAACCCGCTCGTCCCGATGGATGTAATTCCGGCAGATGCAGTGTTCGAGATGCTCGTTACGTTACACAATCCTGCTGCATAGAGAGTTGTGACCGGATAACTTAGGGTTCCAATCGATGTAATTCCGGCAGATCCAGTGTTCGAGATGCTCGTTACGTTGCACAATCCCGCTGCATAGAGAGTTGTGACCGGATAACTTAGGGTTCCAATCGATGTGATCGCAGTTGTAGCTGCATTCGAAATGTTAGTCACGCCTGTCAATGCACCTGACGTTACAGTGACTCCGCCAATCGTTGTATTGTTGATACTTGTCACACCCGTGATGTTACCACCGATGTTCAAGGTAGTCCCGATCCACGTCAATCCGCTGTTTGCCGTCAAGTGTGCAGTGTCCGCTGCTGTGGTTGTAATCTGATTTGCAACCGTATAGTTGTTGATTTCCATGAGCCCCTGCAGACCCCTGGATCCCTGGAGCCCAGTGGGTCCGGTTGCACCCTGGCCTCCCTGTACGCCCTGATACCCCTGTACGCCCTGCGGTCCGCCATACGGGTTGTAAACACTCGCTTGTGTCGAAGTAAACGTTGAAGACGCACCTGTCTGGGAGGTACCAGCGTATGCAATAACAACCAGCTGATACGATGCACCTGTCACCGTGTTCGTATAGGATCCTGCTGCTGGGGGGCTCGTGTAGTTTGTGGGTCCTACCACTGCTGACGTGACTCCCCAGATAATGGAGTTCAGGGTAACGGTATAGGACTGGGCAGCAGGAGTGGTCGCTGCTGTCCAAGAGTAACTGATCGCATAGGAACCTGAGCCACCTGTTGTTGTCGTTGTTGCGGTCACGCCACCGGGTGCACTCATCTTACTTTCTCAAAACGAAAAGAAGCCTGTCCAGACCAACACACTCTCATCCAAGATGACCGACCTCTCTTCTGCCTACCAGCGCAAGACGCACCGTGAGCACATCCTCTCCCTTCCCGACACCTACGTTGGCAGCATTGAGACTGCGAATGAGGAGGTGTTTCTGCACGAGGGGGAGACGTTCAAGCCTGAGATCATCGCCGTCAACCCCGGATTCTACAAGCTCATTGATGAGCTGCTGGTGAATGCGCATGATCATGCGATTCGCCTCCGTACCAAGAACTCTGCAGACCCGGTCAAGAAGATCAACGTACTCTGCGACGCCAACGGCTTCACAATCGAGAATGACGGTGAGCCGATCGACGTGGCCGAGCATCCCGAACACAAGGTCTGGATTCCCCAGATGATCTTCGGTGAGCTGCTGACGTCGACCAACTACAACAAGGACGAGAAGAAACTGGTGGGTGGCAAGAACGGCTACGGCGTCAAGCTGGTCAACATCTTCGCGAAGGAGATGAAGGTGATTGTTCACGACAAGGCGCGGAAGCTGCTGTACGAGCAGACGTTCGAGGACAATATGACCAAGATTGGGAAGCCGACTGTGACGACGCCGAAGAAGAAGCCTGACGTGCTGAGCGTAGCCATCGGATGGAAGCCGGACTTTGCGCGGTTCGGGATGACGGAGATCACGAACGGTATGCGTCGCCTGATTGAGCGTCGTGTGTGGGATCTGGCCATGACGCTGGGGAAGGATGTGAAGGTGTCGTTCAACAATCAGCTGGTGAAGTGTCGCAGCCTCACGGACTACGCCAAGGCGTTTCTCTCCGAGGGATCTGCAGTGGTGGCCGAGTCGCCCAATGACCGCTGGAACATTGTTATTGCCGACAGCCCAACAGACAAGCAGTTCAGCATGTCCTTCGTGAACGGCATCTGGACTTCGAAGGGAGGTACGCACGTGGACGCCGTCACTTCACAGGTTGTGAACCACGTGGTGGAGTATCTGGACACGAAGAAGAAGATCAAGGTCAAGCCGGGTCTCGTGCGTGATAACCTTGCGGTGTTTGTCACCTCGATGATTGAGAACCCGAGCTTCACGAGCCAGACCAAGGAGTCGCTGACAACCAAGCTCTCGGCGTTCGGGTCCAGCCCGAAGCTCAGTGACGAGACGCTGAAAAAGGTGGTGTCCAAGCTGAGTCTGGTCACAACCATCCTCGAGGCGCAATCCGCCAAGGATGCGAAGGATAACTCCAAGACAGACGGCAAGAAGCAATCCAGGATCACGGGCATCCCCAAGCTGGACGATGCAGTTCTGGCGGGTACGAAGGATTCGGCAAAGTGTACGCTGATTCTGACAGAGGGAGATTCAGCCAAGGCGATGGCCCTGAGCGGCCTGAGCCAGGAGCAACGCAAGACCTTCGGTGTTTACCCGCTCAAGGGCAAGGTGCTGAATGTCAAGGACACGTCGGACTCCAAGGTCGAGCAGACCAAGGAGATCGCCGAGCTGAAGAAGATCATTGGCCTGACGTCGGGCAAGAAGTACACGAACGTGGCTGACCTGCGGTACGGTTCGATCATGATCATGACGGACCAGGATTTGGACGGCAGCCACATCCGTGGTCTGCTGATCAACCTGTTCCACGAGCTGTGGCACGAGCTGATCGCGATTCCGGGGTTCCTGACCTACATGTCCACTCCCATCGTGAAGGCTACGAAGGGAAAGGAAATTCGCACATTCTACTCGCAGTACGAGTACGAGCAGTGGCGAGAGGGTGAGGGGAAGAACGGCTGGAAGGTCAAGTACTACAAGGGACTGGGTACGTCGACGCGCGACGAGGCCAAGGACTACTTCAGTAAGGTCAATGCAGTCAAGTTCGACTACACGCCGGAGTCGGATCCGGCGATTGATCTGGCCTTCAACAAGCAACGTGCCGATGACCGCAAGACCTGGCTCAAGGCCTACGACAACACGGCTCTGGTTCCGGCGGGAAACATGGTCAAGTACGACGAGTTCGTACATAAGGATCTGATCCACTTCAGCTACTACAACCTGGAGCGGTCGATTCCTAACATGATGGACGGACTGAAGACGTCGCAGCGCAAGATCCTCTACGCAGCCTTCAAGCGAAACCTGACCCAAGAGATTCGTGTCGCACAGTTCGCAGGATACGTGTCGGAGCACACGGGGTATCACCACGGCGAGGCTTCGCTGAACGAGACCATTGTGGGCATGGCTCAGGACTTCATGGGAGCTAACAACATTCCCTGGCTGGTTCCCCAGGGACAGTTCGGTACGCGTATCCAGGGCGGCAAGGATGCGGCTTCCCCCCGTTATATCCACACGTATCTGCAGCCCAATATTCGCAAGATGTTGCCGCCGGACGACTTTGACGTACTGAAGTATCGCGATGATGATGGACTGCAGGTTGAGCCAGAGTGGTATGCGCCGGTGCTGCCGATGTTGTTGGTGAATGGTTCGCGTGGTATCGGCACTGGGTATTCAACCTATATCCCGCCATGCGATCCGAAGCTAATCAAGAAGATGTTGATTGCTAAGATCAGGTCGGGGCATCCGCTGTCCAGCACGAAGCTCGTGCCCTACTTTGAGGGCTTCAAGGGTACGTATACGGAGGATGGTGTTGTGGGTGACTATATCAAGGAGAAGGATGAGTTTGTGGTGACGGAGCTGCCGCCTGGAACCTGGACGGCCGACTACCGCGAGTGGCTGGAGAAGGAGTTAGCCGAGGGACGCATCAAGGATTTCAGCGATACGTCGACAGATCAGCAGATCAATATCCGAATCAAGGGCATTGATGAGAAGACACTGGTGAAGTCGCTGACTACCAAGATCAAGACCACGAACATGCATGCCTTCAACGAGAAGGGTGTGATTACGAAGTATGATACGCTGAACGATATTCTGGCTGCCTTCTGGAGTGTCCGCATCAACCTCTACGAAACACGCCGGGCACACCAGATTGGAAAACTCGAGAAGGAGGTTCCGTATCACGAGGATATTGTTCGCTTCATCGAGGGACAGTGCCTGGACAAGCCGGTTCCAGACCTGCGCCGCAAGAGCAAGGCAGAGTGCGAGGCTCTGTTGACAGAGCACAAGTATACGCATCATGCGGAGATTCTGCGGCTGCCGATCTCCAGCTTCACATCGGAGGTCATGGCAAAGCATCGTGCTGACCGTGAGAGTGTGCTGAATCGCCTCGAGCTTCTCAAGGGCACAACAGCTGAGGCGCTCTGGCTTGCTGATTTAGAGTCGGTGTAAACAACAAGAAGTATGGACTACCAGGCGCTCTTACGACAGATGGATCTTGCGTCGTCTGGAAATTATACATACACACCACCCATTCCCACCACGGCCCGTGCAGGGATTCAGTTCCAAGGTGATATTCGGTTTGCAACACAGGATCAAGGATCTCGGAATGACGCCGAGGCCGTACAAGCAACACCAAAGACAAAAGCTATGAAACATTACGTTGTCGTCGACACGTCTCATCGTAACTGGATCCTCCAGCCGAACCCGTATAGCAACCTCGTATACAGTTTCGGTGTTCAGTCGTCCAGTAGCTCGAACCCACCTGTCTACACAAACAATTCTTTTGTTCCTACCTTCGGCACCGACTCAAGTGGGAACCTCAATACATTACCCGGCAAACCAAACACGGGTGGATGGTACCTTCCAGTTTCCAACGGACAGTCCAATGTTTTTTACCCTGCCTACAACAGCTCCCTCCCCCGTGGCAACTTCCTTGCATATGACACGGGCTATACGGTGCTCCCTTCTGGTCTTGGATTTGGAAGCGTGTTCTTGCCCTCGAACGTACAGTCGATTCGTCTTGTTCGTGCCCTTCTTCCCCAGAAGCAGTTTTTGAGTGTCCCCATTCTGGTGACGTCTGGAAACACGAACGATCCGGTATTCGGCCCAGCTGGTTCTATACAGGCTAGTCTGGTGAACACCCCCCATTCCTCCTTTGCAACCTACCCGTATCTCCTCTTCAATCTCAATGAATATTATGGAAAGTATGTCGGTGGCAACGAGTCAATGCGCCGCGCGTTTTCCATCATGACACAGAAGACTCGTACACAGAACAGTTTCGCCTCCAGCGCACTAGGTGTGCAGTATTACGACTACGAGCCATGGAACGAAGAGGCGCTCGTTCTTCAAAGTCCAATCACAACTCTCAATCAAATCAAGATCACGGTCACAGATCCGATCGGGAATACATTCGCACACAATGATGGACTGAACATCATTCTGATCCAGACAGATTCGAACGGCCTGTTTCTGAAGTGCATCACGGGCACAAGTCAGTACTTTAGCAGCAACGACCTCCGAGTGGGTGACCGCGTAGTGTTCGACCCCTATACATTGTCAAACATCATCAAGTCGCCCTTGTACACAACGAATCCGAACAAGGTCGCGTTTGCGAATGCTCTGGGTAGTAACTCCTACCCCGTTCTTCAGCTTCTGGACTATGTGAAGGATGCAACGGGTCAGTTTGTCGCACGATCGTCGAGTAACAATACGTTGCGCACAACCTCGTATGCCCAGTCGTTCAACGGATTCATGATCCCGAACTTTCTGAGTACGAATGCGGATGGCAGTGTGACACAGCTGTATCCAGCGGCTCCAGACCCCGTCATCTACTCAATCTTTCAGTTTCCGGTTCAGTACAGCTTCAACCCTGCCCAGTCTGCATCCAACCTTCCGTTCATGAATGCATCTCTTCAGCCCACATATACGCTGGAGCTCACGTGTCTTGAGCCTGACACCGGATCTCTTGGTGGCAATATCACGCAGTAATTTCCTCCCTCTACACAAATGTCGTCTCTGGTGCAATACTGGGTCAACAGTCTGGCCGACTTCTACACTGGAACGGCCATTCCCAACGCCCCTAAACATACAGGCCGTCTTCCGCTGTCGGACAGCGAAGAGAAGCTCCCGATCCCCCGTGGTACACTGTATGTGATGAATGAGCCGGTCATGCAGCCCAGGCTGATCCAGGAACAGATCCAGTATCGCCACAACAACACGCCACTGAACACAGTGTTCTTCGGCGCGGCGAATGTGGAGAACCTGCAACGGATGATTCACAGCACTGTTCTCGAGCTGAGCAATGGCGAGTATGACCTCAGTCCGCAGAGCGAGGCCGATCTGCTCATCATCATGCGTAGTTACTACCTTCAGTATGCGCAGAACAACCCCGACAATGTGGGTCAGGAACTCGATCAGCTGAACCAACGCGTCGTCGCTTTTGCAGCAAACCGGATCATGGTAGAGATCGTGGCCTATAAGCGTTACCGCAAGGATATTCTCGACTTCCCGGAGCCGATTGAACATCCCAAGGACATGCAGATCTATGGTACGCGTACCGGAGAGCTGAAGAGCTTCTTCTGATGACATAATGATCCGCTACGGCGACCGAGTCTTTCTTCATGAAGGGTCAAAGTGGTTTATTTGGGAACCTTCGTGGAAGCTCTACCGGCCGATTGATGGGCTGCGCTGGACGGGGACAGAGCTGCGACTGGATGACAAGGTCTACTGTACAGACCCGCTAGACGATCTCTATGGATTCGGAACAGAGCGTATGTACACCCGCTGCTTCAACTTGAGCCAGAACTTTGCCGACATAGAGAATGCGAAGCCTGTCCCGTTTCTGACCATCGGGACACCGGAATGGTTCCGCGACCGTCCACTCGCCCTGACAGTATGTGCCCCACGGGACGCAGAGTCATGGAGGCGGCTGAAGCTGAAACGTCGCACCATGCGGAAGCATCCGCGTCAGACATTTACGAAACGGGACACCAAGTAACATAATGCGAGTGAATTTCATTGGAACCTTCGGAAAGACTACAGGTGTCTCACAGGACGTCTCTATTCTTCACGGCTTAGTAGCCCACGTGCTGGACAAGGATGCAAAGGTCCGACACATTCCCCACCGGCTCCCTTCCTGCCCCCAGGCTGAGGTGAACTTCTTCATCGAGGTGATCAACCCGGCTCTCTTCGTCTACGCTGCAAAGAACATCTGGATTCCGAACCCGGAGTGGACCTACAAGACCTGGGAGCCCTACGCTCGGATGGTCGACGAGATCTGGGTCAAGACGCAGGAGGCTGCGGATCTGTTTGAGAAGTGGGTACCGGCTGAGAAGGTGAAGCTGGTTGGCTGGACGTCGATCGACAAGGAGTATCCCACCCTGGGCAGCAAGGATCCGTTACAGGCAATTGTCCCTGTAGGGAAGAACGTCTGGCGTCACCCGAAGCCGATCCTTCAGGCGTATTCGCGCATCTTTCTCCAGAAGCCGGAGATATATGCTAAGCTTCCCCACCTCACAATTGTCCACTCACCCGAGCATGTGCCCGTTGGTGAAGTCGCAGAGGCGATTCGATCCAAGGTGACGGTGCGTAGTGAGGTGGTTCCCGACGAGGAGTACAAGCAGCTTCTGCAGACATGTGGCCTGGTCATTTGCACTTCGGCGGCCGAAGGCTTTGGACACGCAGTGAATGAAGCGCTGTCGGCGGGATGTATTCCGATCCTGAGTCCCATTCAGCCGTTCCGTGAGATGATCAAGGACGCCCTGTGGGTGTCGAACGCAAAGACGATGGAGCATCCTCAGTGTATGGGGATGCTGGAGGATGTGGATGTAGACTCTCTGGCCGATGCACTGATCGCCTACACGAAGCTGACTCCCGAGGAGCACCGTACCATGACGACAGACAGTCGCGAGTGTTACGAAGACCGTCATGAGATGTTCGTCAAGGCCATGCTGTCTCGTCTGGATCGTCTCTTCGCGGGGATGCCAGAGTATTCGCTGGAAGAGAAGCTGCCGAAGGAGGCAGATCTGCCACATGTGTCCATCATCACGATTACGCGCGACCGTCGTCCGTTCATTCCCCTGGCCAAGTATGGGTTCCTTGCCCAAACGTATCCCGAGCATCTACTTGAGTGGGTGATTGTGGACAGCGGCAAGGATCCGATCAAGAACCTAATCACGGATCTCCCCAATGTGACGTATGTGTTGGTCGATGAACCTGGAACCGTTGGTGAGATGCGTAACCTGGCTGTATCCAGGGCAAAGCATGACGTACTGGTGATGATGGACGATGACGATGTGTACCCGAACAACTCCGTATTGACGCGCGTTGCCCACCTGTTGGCCGAGCCGCGGAAAGAGTGTATCTTTTCCACTATGCTGCCTTGTTATGAGATTCATGAGACCAAGTCGTTCATGAATGTCCCGCCGATTACACTGCCGATGTCCCAGCGTGTCTCGGAGGCAACATTGTGTTTCACACGCAAGTTCTGGACTGACCGTCCGTTTCCGAACGCCCAAATCGCTGAAGGTGACGCATTCCTTCACGGTCGTGAAGACATGTGTCGGGAGTTGTCTCCCCAGGATGTGATTGTGAGTTTGTGCCACAAGAAGACCACGTCAAGCCGTAAACCCCCTGCGGGTATGGAGGTGAACGGCTCTCATTATGGATTCTCGGATGAGCTGTTTACATTGATTTCAGAGATCGCACTGAGTCTTTAACGAGTCCCGTATCCAGGGTCTCCGTCTTTTGAAGGGTAGTTGCCTACGCCGCTGAACGGATTACCACCGGTTAGTCAACGGCTGCTGCTGCGGCTGCGGCTGTGGGTGTGACGACGGCGACGGCGACGGCGACCACCAGTGACCGGTGCAGCATTTTCGGCACCCTCGATCTGCTCGAGCCCAGCCTGAACACCGCCGCGAACCAGGTGAGCCTTCTTCGCACGGGCACGGAGCGTCGCCTTCTTGCCCGAGCACTTCAGCCCCGCCTTCTTCAGGAGCTTCTTGAGGGTCTTGACCTTAAGGCCACGACCACCGCCCCCTTGACCGAACAGTGCAGGGCCTGTTGCTCCCTGAAACTGCTGTCCCGCCGGAACCCAATCAGATCCATTAGGCTTCATTGGTCCGAGTACGAGGTTAGACATTTATTCATACGTGAGGAAATCCTACGCGTTAGGGGAATCCCACACACCGTCAGGGCGAACCGGCAGCGCCTGTTCGTTGGAGCCAGACGAGGATGTCGCCGCGCCGCCCAGAAGGTGAGCCGACTTGGCGCGCTTCGTCAGCGTCGACTTCTTGCCGCTCGTCTTCAGCCCGGCCTTCTTCAGAAGCTTCTTGAGCGACTTCGTCTTGAGGCCATGGCGGCCACCGCCGCGGCCACCTGTGGACAGCATGTACGACTGGCCAACCAGGCCCGGGCCCTCCATGGTCGGGAAGGACGCGTTGCCGTCACCCGCCCAGCCACCACCGGACTGGCTGCCAACCGGCATGCTCTCCTCGGCCGAGCCGAGGGACATGCTCATCGGCCCCTGACCACCGCGGAGGATGTGGGCCTTCTTCGCACGAGCACGGAGTGTCGCCTTCTTTCCAGAGACTTTGAGTCCCGCCTTCTTCAGCATACGACGCAGAGTCTTGGTTTTGAGTCCAGTCATTTTACTTTTACGCAGAGAATTGTTTAGTTGATGCAGGTGAATTACACACTCGCACCAGTGCTCGAGGGGACACTTGTTACACCACCTCCTCCCCGTATCAGGTGGGCCTTACGTGCACGGGCACGGAGCGTCGCCTTCTTGCCCGACACCTTCAGACCCTTCGACTTGAGGAGGCGACGGAGAGTCTTCGCCTTGACGTGCGTACCCTTGGAGACACGCATCGTCTTGCGACGGTGGTGGTGACGGCGCGAGTGGCGACGGTGACGACCACCCTCCACAGCATCCTCCTTCTTCTCCTCCTTCTTCTTACACGTCACTCCGTCCGCGTCGATCTCCTCGTCCTCCATACACACCGTGTCGCCGCCATACTTCTTCATCTTGTAGGCCATTTTTATTAAACACGCAACACAATTTCCACTAGGCCGAGCAAGAAACGCACGACGACGGCTCGACAGTAAACTGTTGAGCCTTCGCTGCTGCCTTCGTGCGCAGGTAATAGCAGCCTGTCTTCAGGCCCTGCTTCCATGCGTAGAAGTGCATACTCGTCAGCTTGGAGTGAGTCGGGTCGGCGACGAAGAGATTCAGGGACTGCGACTGGCACACGAACGGTGCACGATCACGTGCCATGTTGATGATGGTCTTCATCGGGATCTCCCAGGACGTGCGATACAGCTCACGCAGGTCACTGTCGACCTCTAGAAGGTTGGCAACCGAACCATTGTTCGCGATAATGGCCGTACGCAGCTCCGGAATCCACTGACCACGCGCCACGAGATCCTCAACCAAATACTTGTTAATCACCACAAAGTCACCTGACAGTACGCGACGAGTGTACAGGTTCGACGTGAACGGCTCGAAGCACTCATTGTTGCCGAGAATCTGCGAGGTTGATGCAGTTGGCATCAGTGCCACCATGAGCGAGTTGCGCATACCGCCCTGGCACATCGTGCGCAGGTTGTCCCAGTTGAGGTAGGTCGTCACCGGCTTCTCGTTCCACAGATCCGGCTGCATCTTTCCATAGCTCATGGGCGACTTCTCGAAGCTAGGGTACGTCTTCTCATTGTCCACGGCAATACCCCGCCAGGCACCCGACGAGGCACCCAGCATACTGGTCGTCGCAGCGGCAAAGTAGATGTTCTCAAAGATCTCGCGGTTCAGCTTGGAGGCCGCCTCTGACCCCCATGAGAGACGGAGCATCGCGAAGACGTCTGCAAGACCCTGAACTCCAATTCCGATGGGTCGATGGCGGAGGTTGGAGTTACGACACTTGTCGGTGGGGTAATATGTCTTGTCGATGACAACATCCAGATTCCGGGCCAGAATGCAGGTATACATCCGCAGCAGCTCGAAGTCGAACTTGCCATCCTTGACGAATCGCGGGAGAGCCAGAGACCCGAGGTTACAGACCGCCGTCTCATCCTTCGAGGTGTACTCGATGATCTCGGCGCACAGGTTGCTCGACTTGATGGTTCCGAGGTTCTGTTGGTTGGACTTGGCATTGGCCGCGTCCTTGTAGAGGAGATACGGAGTCCCAGTTTGAATCTGGGCATCGAGAATCATCTGCCACAGCTTCTTGGCGGGGATCTCCTTCATGGCGAGGTTCTTGCGCTCGTAGCTGCAGTACAGTTCAGTGAACTCGTCTCCCCAGCAGTCGGCAAGTCCTGGGCACGTGTCTGGGCTGAACATAGACCAATAGCCGTCCTGTTCAACGCGCTGCATGAAGAGGTCGGGAATCCAAAGAGCATAGAACAGATCACGAGCGCGCTCATCGTCAGTCCCCGTGTTGAGCTTGAGACGCAGGAATTCCTCAATGTCTGCATGCCAAGGCTCCAAGTATACGGCAAAGGACCCGTTGCGCTTCCCTCCCTGGTTCACGTACTTTGCAGTATCGTTAAAGACCTTCAGCATCGGCGTGATACCCGTCGACTTCCCGTTCGTTCCGTGAATAGTTGAGCCACGGGCGCGGATGTCGTGGACGGACATGCCGACACCACCGGCCCACTTGGAGATCTGTGCACACTCACCCAGTGTCTCGTAGATGCCCTTAATCGAGTCCTCCTGCATCTCAACCAGGAAGCATGACGACAGCTGTGCATGTTTGGTTCCCGAATTGAAAAGAGTGGGCGTTGCGTGAATGAAGAAGCCATGCGACAGGGCATCGTACGTCTCCTTCACCTTCTCATGCTGAGACCCGTGCAACTGGATAGCAACGCGCATCCACATGTGCTGCGGCCTCTCCCAAATACGCCCATCCCGGCGCTTGAGCATGTAGCCATTCTCCAACGTCTTGAACCCAAAATACTCGAACATGAAGTCGCGCGAGTAGTCGATCATCGTCTCAAGTTCAAGGTCCTGTGCACACGTGTAATACTCCTCGGAGACGACACCGTCGTCAAACAGCACCTGCACAGAATCAATCAGTCGACTCGGTGTCTTCTTCTGGTGGTTGTCAATCACCAGACGCGCAGCCAACTTACCGTAGTTGGGGTGGTATCGTGCCTGCATCATCGCACAGACCTCGGCAGCAAACTCATCCAGCTCCGAAGTCTTGATACCGTCCTGAATCTGGTTGCAGACCTTCTGCGCGACCAAATCAGGGTTCACATGAGAAAGTCCGTCTGCGAGTTTCTGAATCCGAGTCAGAACCTCGTTGAAGGACACCGGGACGCGGCTACCGTTGCGCTTTGTGACGTAAATATGATCAGACATCCTCGCTACTGTATCCCCCATCCCTACTCTTAAGCGGGTAACAAAAAAGAATGTGTTTTCCTGCGAAGGGGGTGGGAGAGAGTGGGTGGTTAGAAGCGGGAGCCGATGTCGAAGAGGGCACCATTGTGCTCGTACGTCGGCGCCTGAACATAGGTGACGCGGCCATAGTGCTCAACGTCATCCCAGTTCTCGAGATCAGCCTCCTCATCAAGCTGCTCGTTCGTGTGAATACGAGCACGACGGGAGATGCCGCGATCACATGCCCGACACTGGTGGCGGCGGCACGTCTTCATGCAGCGGCGAACGGTACGCCATCCCTTGGTGTCGTCCTCCATCAGAGGCCACGTCGTACACGTCAGCTCACCAACCGGGGTGAGGACGCTGTACTGCGGTGCGCGGCGGCACTCATCCAGGGCGCGAAGGTAGGCGTTGCTGCGATCGGAAGACATCGTGGAGTAGGAAGAGGAAGACATTGTGTTCTTGTGGAGGCTATTGACTTTACCCTCAAACGCACGGATCCGTTTTCAGACGGGCATACATTTCTTAGGTGACTTGTGGTTGAATAAACACAAAAGATAGGGACATTGTCGTTTGAACTGTCGATCTTTCCAACATGCGCGGAGCAGGTCATCTACCTTCCCTGCGCATGTAGAGACCACCCAACCCGCGAGGAGCAGCCGACGCAGCATTACCCTGTTTTTAACTGCACAGTTAAATGCATCGACTCAAGCTCACGGGTATACAGGAACATTGCATACGGCATCTCCAGATGATCACGGCTTGTATCCAGCGTCTTTGACTCCTTGTTGTACAGCACTTCGGTCTTATCGGATCTCTCCATGAAGCTTTCTGTCAGGAACTTGGACATTCCGTGCGCAACCAGGGCGTCACGCTCCATCTCACCGACGCGCATACCACCTTCGTCCGACCGACCTTCGAGTGGCTGGTGTGTCATGGCCTTACGGGGTCCCGTTGCGCGGTAGTTGATCTTGTCTTCCACCATGTGCTTCATGCGCTGATAGTAGGTGGGTCCCATAAAGATATCCACCTCCATCTGTTCACCTGTCATGCCATTGTACAAGATCTCGCTGCCGAATGGCTCGAAGCCCTGTGTAGCCAAGATTCCCTTCAGAGTCTTCACGCGGTCGGTGGTCGTACACGGCGTTGCGTCAATGAAGGCACCCTGCTTCAGTGCTAAGCGTGAATACGAACTCTCCATCCACTGGCCAATCGTCATGCGTGTCGGCATGGCGTGAGGATTGAAGATGATATCCGGACGCAGACCACGGGCTGTGAAGGGCATGTCTTCCTCAGGCAGGATCATACCCACCGTGCCCTTCTGCGAGTGACGGCTACCCATCTTGTCACCTAGTACCGGGTACCGCTCCTCCACAATCCGAATCTTGATTCCACGAAGCCCATCCTGTGTCGAAAAACGGTAGACTGCGTCCACCCGGCCACGCTGATCACGCTTCGGCATCACGGAGACATCGCGGTATCCAGTCACGTGGCCCGTAACGTCAACGACCGGAGCCACCATCCCAACCAACACGGTCTTGCCCGTGACCTCGGTTCCAACCTTCACCAGCCCGTCCGCGTCGAGCTGCTCGTAGTCCGCATCCTCCTTGCGCTTCACAGTGTCCTTGCGGAGAACGTTGGTGATCTCTGTGTGCAGCTGCGTGGCAGGATCGATCATATCCTCCTCCATCTTGTAGCTGTGGAAGTACATGGTCTGAAACATGCCACGTTTCATGGAGGCCGCATTCATCATGACAGAGTCTTCTTGGTTGTATCCGCCGTAGGTCGTGATGGCCACCATGGCATTCTCTCCGTACGCCATGCATCCACCGGGTCCCATCATCTCGCGATACATCCAGGTTTGCGTCAATGGCTTCTGTGGAAGAACCGCCATCAATGCGATGGTGTCGAAGCGTTTGGTGTAATTGGTGTGATACCACGAGGCCGTCTGCTTCGTCTGTGCGATCGCAAAGGCGTTACGTGTGCCGGGATTGTGATCTGCAAACGGCGTCAAATTCGTCAGAGCTGAGAGGTTGAAGGACATGTGGATCTCAGATCGGAGGGTCGGATGAAACGGTGTCCAGGAGAAGCGGGAACAGTCAGACTCCAGTGCATCCACGTAGTCCAGATGAGTAAGAATATCCGACCACGACTTTGTCGTCCGCATCATCTCATCGGTCACGCCCTCGCGGTAGATGGGGCGAATCGGGCGGCCTGAGTCACATGTGATACGAAGCAGATTGTTGACGGGGCTCCACCCGATGGACACTGTGCGATTCAGGCGGCCGTTGCGACGCGCATTCACCAGCTGCTCGACCAGCAGCAGCGTATTTCCGACACACGCACCCACCAAGTCTGAATTCAGGAACACCGGGGTCCACTTTGGATTCCACGTGCTAGGGTGAATATCCTCCAGTGGGCGAACGAGGTTGGTCTCGGTCAACACCTGGCGAACGGTTGCCGAGGGGAAGGCAGTGGAGATCTGCGCCATAACTGCCAGTCCCTTGATGTATCCGATGTTGCGACCATCGGGCGAATCCACTGGACACATCAGACCAAACTGCGAACCATGGTAGCGACGTGGCTCAGGCTTGTTGGAGGTGCGGTCCATGGCGAGATTCGTGCGACGAAGGTGAGAGGCCACACCGACATAGGACATACGACTCAGCTCCTGCGCAATACCATCGCGTCCACCCCATGCACCCTTGAAGGATTTCAGGAACTCATTGAGCATACGGTACGGCTTCCAAAAGAACCCCAGCGTCTCCGGCTGAAACACGTTGACAAGATTCGCACCTGCATAGTTTGCACGTTCGAACTGGTTCACCTTCTTGTCCAGCTCGAGCAGCATGTTCTTGGACAGATCGCGAAAGATACGACGGAACTCGCCAAAGCACAGGTCACCTGACGTCTCCAAGCGCTTGTACTGGAAGTGGTCACGGTCAGACGGTGGCTTCCGTCCAAGGATGACGTCCATAGCACCCCGGAGCATGAGACCCAACTGGTAGGCCTTACGACGGAACAGACCGCCGGTGTCCTCGCTTCCTTCCACGTGAGGGAACATCATCTCATGCAGAATACGCACAACCTCTGCGCGGCTGCGTGTGTGGGTCTGCATCTTGAGTATATTCATGTCGGTTGATGCCTGGCGACTGAGGAACTTCTCATGACTCAGAACCAATGTGGTCAGTAGATCATCGTAGAGGACGCGCTGCGACTCGACAACGTCGAACAGAACAGTCTCGTAGATATCCTTGTCAGATGCACATCCCAATGCACGAAATACACTGATAAGCGGAACAGGCTGCGCAAACCCAGGCAACGTGATGGATGCCACACGATTGTGTTGGCCAAAGTTCGGAGGCCCACCGCCAAGCTTCGGATTCTCTTCGTAGATGTTGCGGTCGGGGATCACCAGGAAGTGCGAGTAGGGTCCACGACTCGCATCCTCAGACATCGAACGGATTCCTGTGTAAAACTCCGTAGGGGTCTCAACCGCAGGACCACCGGCGAAATCAAACGGGTTCGCCTTTTCACTGGCTCGAGAGATCTGATCCTTGGCCGGTGCCTGTTTTCGCTGACCCGAATAGATCATGTTGTTGCCAAGCTTCTCCTGTGTCAAGAGAACCTTCTCGGCACCGTCAATCACAAAGTAGCCGCCTAATTCAAATTTGCACTCGCCCACCTCGTACCCGTCCATGCCCGTGAGGTAGCACATGCGACTGCGCAACATCAACGGGATCTTTCCAATCAGAACATCCTTGAACTCGCGAATTACATTCGCAGTGCCCGGCATGACATACTCAATCTCGAGGTCTGCGGTCAGACTCACGGCATACGTCTGGTCGTCCAGACGACATGCATGGGGCAGCACGGCATTTCCGATCTCGTCAACAGGTGACGTCCACTTCAACTTGGATGCATCGCGTCCGCCGATGAAAACACGAATGTACCTCCCTTCCGGCAGCTCGAGCTCATGGGGGTTCGACGCCCGAATAAAGTTGGGGATACTCATCTCAAGTGCGGCATTGTACGAGTCTGTGTGATGCTGGATCAGGGGGAAGGATGTGTCTCTGAACAGACTTCGAAGAATATGCTGCGGAACATCCATTGTATTCCACAAGCATTTTCTCATCATGGTTGAAACTCAGACATGTTGAGTGAAACCCAACGCCCCCTCGTGCTCGAGCAGGTGGTTGGACACACGGAAGTAAAAAGTCGATTGACGCGATACCTGAAGACGAAGCCTTATTCCAATGTCATCATGCTTCACGGGCCGCCTGGAATCGGTAAGACTACAATGGCCCTGGCATCGATCCGGAGCTGCGGGATGGAGCCACTGGAAATCAATGCCACGCAAACCATGCGCAGCCACGAAGACGTTGCAAGGCTCGTAGCCAGTTACCGCAACAGTCGAAGCATCACTTCGCTCCTCCGTGGAGACACCAAGACATCCTGTTTATTGTTGGATGAGATCGACGGCTCAGACTCTCATGCCCAGCGGAAGTTAGTGGAGTGGATGGCGTCAGCGGAACGCACATTGCCAATCCTGATGACATGCAATGAGGTTCCGAGGACATTCAAGGGTTCGGAAAAAATTGAAGTGATCCGTTGCTACCCTCCTAAACCTTCGGATTTGGTTTCGTTGTTTCCACAGTACGATGTCCACGAGTTGGCGAGACAGTGCAATCACGATGTGCGGCGTATGCTACAGCAGATACAATATGGACAATCTGACATCCTGCCCCCTCCTGCGCCACTCACCAAGTTCAGCCCTGAGGTGAATGAGATTATCCGACAGAAGCATTGGGTTCATTCAGACCCGGTGCTCGGCGCACTCGCACGTCATCGCGACAGACAGGACAGCGGACGCTCATCCCAAACCAGTTCGTGATGCAATTGCGGTGGAACGAATGAAGGCAGTTGCGAAGACGGGTGCCGGACGTCAGTGTATCCTGGCACACTGCGCAGATTCCATCCTCGATGTTCACGTCGTGCTCACAGGCCTCCAGCAGCTGGGCAGCCGACGGGGTGACGTGAACCGGATCAAACTCTTGTGCATTGACATCGAATGGGATGTTGACGACGAATCGCTGGGCAGGTTGCGGTGGCGCAACCATGGAACGCATGATGACCAGAATATCATGTGTCATGCGCGAATGATTGGCGAGGATACGAGAGCGCTGCGGCTCAGCAAGTGCGACAGCCGTACGAAAAAAGGTTGTCTCTGACTCGATGAGGTCTCGGATGACTGCGATGACTCCGTGAGAAAGGTTGGACATTGGAGTTACTGTGCCTGGTTCTCGAAAGCCGCTTTACCCAGGCAGAAGAAGACGTAGGATGACTCGTAGGGATCAGGGTCTTCGAGAGCCTTCATGAATTCGCTGTGGTTGACATACTCGTCGCGCGTACCCATTCGCAGATAATGAACTTGGCGCCAGGCCTCGAAGACGGCGTCGAAGACAAGCGATGTTTCCATCATGATGGATTCGAGGAACAACTTGCGTTGCTCGACAATGTAGGGGAGTTCCTTCTCGTCGGTGATTTCGATCTCGGGGCGGGGCGTCATCTCGGCTGCCATCCCATCTTGTTTACTTTGTGGTTTCCGTTTTCTTGAAGAATCCATGAATTGTCGGTTGACGAGTGAAGGCAACGCTCTTCAAGAACATGAGTGCATCCACCTGCTTCTCCTTGAGCTTGAGGACAGCACGTGTCGCCTCCTCGTCCAACTCAACATCCGTCAGCTCTGGCTGCTTGGCGTAGATCTGTTCGCGAAGCCTCATGTACATATTTGCATAGGATGGAGATGGCTCGTGGTATCCACTCAATTGCTCTACACAGAGAGCGAACAGCTGGAGAAGTGGGCTCTGCACCTGGTTCGTGATATAGAACGTAACATCCGGAACCAATCCATGTGCACGGACATAATCCACATGCTCAATGCGATCTCCCTGCTTGGCATTCTTCGATCGCTCTTGGACAAACACGTAGCGAACACGGTCACCTACCTTGGGCGCCGTACCCGGATCCCGAGCCTCCATGCGGTCAGCCAACATCCGATGCGGCATCTCCACCTTGTAGTTATCGCTCAGCGCCTTGGTCATGATGTACTTCTCCAACGGAATCTTGTTGTCGATCATGTCTCGCAGCATCTTGTTGACAAACTCACGAGCCTGTGTCACAGTCCCTCCTCCCATCAGGATGTCCAGTGCTCCGCCGTACACATCCTTGGAGATCGGTGCACTGTCTCGCCGCTTCAGTGCGATCCCCATCATCATGCGCTTGGCCGTCTTCGGGTTCGGATCCTCTTCGTATTTCATGCCGACGTAGCGCTTTCGACAGAAGAGAATGAACGGGAAGAGTGTCTTCTCGTACGCGATCTTGTACGGGCGGCGACACTGCTCCGTGATTCGCTTTCCTGCCTTGATACCCAGATTGATGGAAGCTGCGAGGTCTTTGGTAGGGAACTTGATGAAGATGGAGTCTGTGTCCCCGTAGATGACCTCAGCTCCGAATTCGGACTCCACGATGTGTTTTGCGAGGAACAGAGCCTTTCGTCCTGCGGCGGTGGTACAGGCGGCAACGCACATCTTTCGGATGGGAGACGTACGACTACCAGTCTGCCCATACACGCTGTTGGCGACGACCTTGTAAGCAAGCTGAAGACCATTATAGACAGAGCGAGAAGCATCATCGTATTTAGGATCTTCCATCATTTGTTTGTACTCCTTTCGTTTTGCCAATAGGATCTCCAGCGTCTTGGGCAGGACGCCTGTCAACATGGGCTGATCTGCCTTGGGCTGCACGTAGGTGCACACTGTCTTTCCAATCACCATTCCCTTCTCATCCTTGGTGTCGTATTCCACCTCATCCAACACGTACCCCGCGGCCTTCAACTGCTGCATCTCCGGGAAGCTCTTTCCCATGCGCTGGATTACCTTGTCGTTCTCATCAAGCTCCTGGAGACTCACCAGTGTATCCGGTGAGATGTTGTAGGCGATCATATTGGTCGGGTACAGGGAGTTGAAGTCCAGAACCGAGATAGGCTGATCCAGGTACATTCCGATCTTCGGGCTGATCACAACTGCACCCTCGTACCCAGCTTCGTCGTCTCCGATGGCATGTTGCACTTGGATAATCTGGTTACGCTGAGCTGCGTAGTAGACCACAGCGGAGAAGATCTTGATTCCCTGGCCACGCATGAGCACAAACTGCATTGGAACCTTGCACACGTCCGCCATACCTCGTGCATTGACAATTGTGTCCAGCTTCGCCATGAGCGTCAGAACCAGGTCACAATCCTGAATGCAGTACCGTGCGATCCTGGCGCGGCCCTCGGCTCCACCCTCACGATGAAGTCGGAACAGCTCGTGTGGCTCCACGTCATCCTTTGAGAAGGTCCACTCAAGCAACTTGCGTCGAGCCGCGGTCAGGTCAGTGAAGAGGTCGGCGGGAGCCTCGATGGTGAAGGTGTTTCCGTTGACGGCGGTGACTTTGAACTTCTCGCCATCTCGGTACGGATCCGTAGTATTTCCCACAAGGTCAAAGCGGGTATAGTTACCCACGCATAAGCCCCGAGTGCTCTTAGTCGTGACCACATTGCTTGTATACTCGAGCACCTTATCGCGGAGGAACACGGATGCTACATTGTCCAGCTTGAAGGAGTCCAGCGAGTGTTCGCGACGCATGTTCAGCAGCAGGTCAATCGACAACCTGCCGCGCATACACAAGATGCGAAGATCATACTTCCCAGATGCGAGTTCGAAGCGCTTCGTGTCTGCGAACTTGATATTCCAGTTGTCACCCCTCTTTGTTTTCGCCATTGGACCTCGTGAGAAGTTGACATCCTCAGTGATCCGCAGAACGTGACACCGATCCTCAATATACTGGTCATCGAAACCAAAGGTGTTGTAACCGCATACAATGTCCGGGTTCTCGCGTCGCATGTTAGACGCGAACTTCATGATCATGTCAATCTCGTTTGCACATGGAACAAACTCCGTCGTTGGGTCATCGGATGGATCGACAGTTCCGAGAACGAATACCTTCTTGGAGGTGGGTGTCATCAGATCATTGGACCAGCGATACGAGACACCGATCTGAACGATCGGATCCTTTGCTGCTAATGGGAAGTTGTTGCCCTGTGCTGGGCACATCTCGAGATCGTAACAAGCCACCTTGAGGGGGATGTCGCCTGTCGTCGGCTTGAGGGTCGTCCAGTCACACTCGTAGAACACATTCACTGTGAACAGTGGCTCTTCGGTATCGGGATCCGTTGGCACGTCAACCTCCTCGCCGACAAATTGGATCGGAGACCCGGGTCCCAGGTGACGCTCGTGGAGAAGACGGAGGAACGGGGGGAGGTTGGACTCGTAGAGCGTCCTCTTTTCCGCATTCATCTCGCGAACCTTGGAGTGGTAGTCGTTCAGCGACGCACAGGAGACCTTCCAGACACCGATGGTCTTCAATGAGTCGAATCCAGCCATCGCATCGTAGCGCTGGACTTTCTCGGCTTTCCCCGGGTCTGCACCCGACACGTAGAAGTAGGGCTTGAATCCCTTGACGCGGACACATGCGACAGACTTGTCGCGCAGACGCCCAAATACGTCGACCACATACTGACCGCGCACATCATGTTCGTGCCAATCAGAAGGCTGCATTGCAGTGGACTGGGCTTTACTCTTCACTGTCCGTTTTCTATGAAACTTTCTGGGTTTGATGATAAGAGGTCGGTACGCGATGTCAACAAATACCGTCGATTGGTTTTTCGCAAATACGCGAGGCAACATGGACCAGTCCCATGTAGCTGAACATACCTTTGCAAATGATGCCGCAGTTGGTCGTCAGACGTCGTTGTTTGGTGGCGGTGATTGCACGGGGGCACTGAGCCCCGCGAATGCGATGGCGGATCAGCCGGGTATGATCGCTCGTGGTGGGTACGGTCTGCTTGGAGCTGGGTGTGAGGTGGATACAAACACGAATCTGCGCTGGGGAGATATCGACGGTCTTCGCGTCAAGGGCCCCAAGCAGCTCTGGATTCGCCCGTTCCCCACTACGCCGAACCTGGGCCGCGGCCGCGAGGCTGGAACAGTCAACGATGAGTCGAGCCTGATCCACGCCCAGCTCCAGCGTACGAAGAAGGAGGCGTCGACAATCATGGACAAGACCATTCCCAACTACTACCAGCCGCTCATCCCCATCAAGCAGTCGGAACTCAACAATCCAAACAACTGGGTTCAGTCCTGGACATGGGGCGGTGACTCTACACGCTTAATTAAGAAAACGCGAGTCGGGGAATCTACATAATGCGGGTTCTGTTCTTTGCGAACCGAATGCCCGACCTGTGTGGTGCATTCTTACATGACGTCGATTTAGCCATAGAACTTCAGAAGCGCGGTCATTCGACCATGTTTCTGACGATTGAGAAGCCGAAGGAGGGGTACACGGGTGGAGTCTGGAGAGGGTTCCGTTTCATGCATTATTCTGCCGCCGGTTCAATGCTCGATACCAGCGAATTGTGGATCTGCCCCCATGCACCTTGTCTCCCCTATGTTCGGAAGTTGAATGCACGGGGGTACAACCGTCCCATCGCAGTCACTGCCCACTTCGACGGCCAATACAAGGTACTGACGATGTTCTCGTCGAGTAACTGGGTGGAGATGTTCCTCTTCATCAACCACACGATGGAATCACATTTCCGCAAAGAGGTGAACCCGTTTCCTCCGTCCATTGTTCGCACTGACTTTGTGCGTCCACTGATGAACGAGGCCAAGATCAGAATGGATGAATCGCCCAATGGGGATATGATTACGTTGGTCAATGCAAACGTGAACAAGGGCGTCCATCAATTCATTGAATTGGCCAAGCGTATGCCTGACCGCAAGTTCCTCGGCGTTCGTCCTTACTATGGAGAGCTATGGCTCCCTGCGGCCCCCCAGAACATTGAATGGATTCCCTTCGATGACGACGTGCGCAATATCTTGAAGAGGACCCGCATCCTCCTCTTTCCGTCTAACTATGAGAGCTTCGGTCGTATTGCCGTGGAGGCCATGTACAATGGAATCCCAGTTATCTACTCCAAACCTGCGACCAAGAACGTTGGTATCGTGGGAACAACCGAAGGCGTGGAAGAGTGGATTCTTCCGGCTGGAATCGGGTGCGACCGCGAAGTCCCCGAACAGTGGGTGGATGCGATCACAGCTCTCGACGATCAGGCGGCCTATGATGCGAAGCGAGAGGACGTCAAGGCGCACGTTCGAGCAATGGACATCTTTTCCGAAGCCAACCGTATTGCGGGAATGATGGAGACGTTTCAGCGCGAACATCCGGTGCAGGTCATTCAGCAGTCGGTACAGACAGCTCCTGCGGCGCGTCAGGAGCCGCCGAATCCTGGTTCACTGCGCCCCCCACCAGCTCTTGCCCGGATTGGATTTTCTTCTGGGCGGCTGAGGATACAGCGGTGAGCTTATCCATCAGTTCGCGCCCTTTTGCACATCGCGCCTCCTGCTCGGGATCATTGTAGGATGTCCTTTGGATGTTCGGAATGTACTTCTGTCCTGATACGACCGGCTTGGCCAAAAGCGCATCCACAGCCGCGTCTACCGTCTTGTAGTCGCGAAGCGCGACCTGAGCCTGTTCCGCTGTACATGCCGCAAGGGATTGGATCATATCGACATCCGTCATTTTTTATACCACTTACAATAAGTACGTGAATATGCGTTTCATCGAATCGCTGTGCCCCCCTGCGCTTCTGTATCTTATCTTCTTAGTGATTCAGCTCGGACTTGACTTGTCCATGGGAATGTTGGTGACATTTACCATCAAGTTGGTGCTCGGCCTCGCGGTTGTCAAGGTGCTCGACACCTTCTGCGGCATTGGTCTGACGCCAGTGTCGTGGTTTATCATTGCGACACCGTTCGTCATCACGGCTCTGGCGACGGCGATCTCGATGGGCAGCAACTTTGATGAGATCATTCTTATCCAGCTGCAACAGGGTGAGTCCAAGGAGAAGTTCACGAGCAGCGGTGAATCGAACGGTATCGCCCAGCACAATCCCCCCGAGGCAGGTGGTCCTCCGGAGCCAGGCATTACTCCGGCCACACAGTCATGGACAGAAGGTGCGATGGGCAACAAGTGGGGGCGAGAGTATGACCCTAAGTGGGCTCGAGATGCAGCGGATGAGAACGGCGGTGTCCAGCTGACGCAGATGGGTCGCAAGTCGATCCAGCTCAATTTCCCAGGCGCGGTCTAAAAACGGATCCGATGCCGGAGACTCGGAACTCTGCTCATTCAAGACAAAATGTGCCTCCTCCGCTCATTCACTGCTCTCTCTCGCTACCTGGCGGCCCAGCGCACGGACCGCGGCTACATCTACCGCAAGTACCTCATTGGTGAGTACAGTGACTACGACGAGCCCATGACCCATGTTCCTGAGGATTGTATCTACGTCGAGGAGTGGCGCAAGGGCGACCAGATCCGCCGCCGACTCGTGTACGAGCTTGAGGAGATCACGCCATACATTGGCAACGCCTTCGACCCCGTCGCGAAGCCGTGGCATTGGATCGGCGACCTCTCGACGGAGGTTGACATTACCGCCGCAGTCGACCGTTACATCATGCCAGGCAACGAGATCCGTCTCGACCTACTCCTAATGCTCCTGAACAGTCACGATGACATGGACATCTGCTACATTGACCCGGCGTCCAAGGAGTATGTTGTGTTTCCTAACCATGGAGTAAGGATCGAGGTAGATGGAACAGCCGTTTAAATCAGCTGACCGTTACATTGTTCTGCGGGATATCTGTCTCCCCGGCGAGTTCACCAAGAAAATACAACGAATCAATGACATGATTCTCATGCCGTTGATCGCGCTGTTCATGTTTTTCACTTCGGGTGATGTGTTCATGCTGATGTCGACTGCAATGTCGGCCTACCGTGCATGGGGCGAGTGGGCTGAGTTTACTGAATTGAGTTTTCTTATGCAGCGGATGCGCCTACGCATGGCACAGGTACGTGGACCATTCATCTCGACCAACAGTCCGAAGTACATGCCCTATGTGTGGGCCGACGCTGTAGTCCGTGGAAAGGTTTAGCGGTTTGTACCTGCATTATACACGCGCCCAGACAAGGCAACACCTCCAACATTCTCCCCGTCCCACGTCGCAGTCACGCCACCCTTACCATCCCCGCCCATGGGGCTGAACGCATCGCCTCCGCGCATCCGGTGACGCGACCGGCGGTGACGGTGGCGACGGGTGCGACGACGTCCGCCATACGATGCATATGTACCGGCTGTGTCCTGGTTGTAGTTACTGGCGTTCTGGTTCGCACTCGAGCCCGAAATACCTGTGCCTCCACGGATATCTAGGTGTCCTCCAGGATACGTTTCTACGGCACGAAAGTCGGCGAGTGCGGCACCTCCGCGGCGCGACCGGTGACGAGAACGACGGTTCTTCTTTGTGCGATGGCGGCGGCGACGGCCGCCTTGAGTTCCACATTGTTCACCCATTTACATCTTCACGCGAAAAGACTCCAATGCTGCCAGGAAGGTCGTCGTAATACTCATATCCGCGAACGAGCGTCCCCATGGGTGCGTCCGCGACTGTGAAGAGAGCCGTTAGATCCGGCTGATGAAACATACGCAGAATCTCAGCCAACCACTCTTGGCGCTGTGTCCAGTTGGCAAGTGAGTGTACAACGGTTCCATTCATCACCCAGATATCGTTCACAACAAAGACGTCCTTGGAAAGTCTGGTTGTTCGAAAGATACTGTCGCAGCAGATACGCTCGTCCATGACCAGGCTCAGCTCTTCTTGGTTTCCCCCCTTCTCATCAATACTCAGTGCAACAAACTCATGAGTCGAGGGTCTTTGGGTCAACAGCAACCAGCCAGGAAGGCCGTTCAGCTGCGGCACTCGGTGCCTTTCCGGTGTTGGCTCCCCCTTCCTCACGAGGGGCTTCCACGGGTACTGGCGGCGCATACGTGGGTACATTCACTTCCTGTTTCATCTGCGGCGGCTCCGTGAAAGACTGTTGGGGCGGCGACACCCGAGCTTCAGCGATCGGCTCGGCGAAACGAACCTGTGACTGGGGTGTCGAAGGATACATCCAACGAATCACACCAAACACCCCTACGTGAATGAGGATCAACATGATAAGTGAAGACATGGCGATCACCAGTACATCATAGGCTTCCATTTGTTTTGCGGCTGTCTTTTCTTAGCGTGAAATCTCCGCAAAGTACATCGTGCACCCGGGGGTCTCTTCCATCCAGCGTCGAGGAGACTTTGAGTACTCTGTGACAGTTGCCAACTCCGTGCTGTAGACACGTGAGATCACGCCACCCTTGAATGGGCGTTCGAACATGGAAAAATCTTGGAAGGTCTGATAGACCTTCGCATGGACATCGATGCGTCCAAATCCAGTGTAGAGAAACTTCGTCTCGTAGGATACTCCGGGATCCTTCGTCCAGTCGGGTGGGTCTGTGGTTACGTTAAGCTGCATTCTCTACTGTATTCTTAAAGACGAGATCCTCTAAGCTAGAGGCGTCGGCAAGGATGTCGCACATCCTCCGTGTCGTCAGCCGCAACTGAGCCTCGATGTCCGCCCACACCTCAGGATCGTTCTCGAACACTGTATTCCGCTTGGTACCGTTCGGGAACTTCTCGACCAGCTCCGAGTCCTTCGCATCCATCATATGCATGTACACACGCAGCTGAATCTCATCGTACACCGGCACTGTCTTCCAGTATGTGGTGCGATCCTTCGAGTCCACGATACGGTTCAACTCGGCGACAAACCCATCCGTGCGACCGACCAGAACAAACTCCTCCTTGTCCATGCGAAGCATCTTGGTGTTGCGCTCCGTGACTGTCACCTTCTTGTCTACCTCGTAGGTATTGAGAATCTTGTCCTCGTTCTGGAGACCGCGCTTCTTCGCAACCTCGCCCCGGGCGTCGGCCAGGAGCTGAGCCGCCATCTCGGGCTTCATGTTCGGCGTACGGTCAACCACCTTCTTACACGCAGCCTCGACTGCATTCAAACTCGCCTCCACCGACGGGGCAGCTGCCACATCAGCAGACGCTTGGCGCTGGGCTGCAGCCGCTTCGACGACCGCAGCGGACGCCGCAGCCTTCTCCTCGTCTGAAACCTCAATACCCGCCGCCTTCTTGAGATCGAGTTCGTGGCTGCGCTTCTCTGCCGTCACCAGTGCCTCACCTGCAGCGAACTCCTTTGACGCTGCAATGTCTGCAACCTTACAATCATCCAGAGCCGCAAATACACTCCGTTGAATCTCCTTCTCCTTCAGAAATGCCCCCTTGAAGTTCTTGGCCGGTCGGCGATTGTGTGCCTTCTCGATGGCGGTTATGATCTCGGCAGCCCGGGTGTCCTTCTTGAAGACCTCGTACATGACTTGATGAACAGGCTGGTAGGTGTGGCGGCTAATGGCTCCCGCCACCTGGGTAGCGGAGAAACAGGGACGAAACATTTTGGAGTGAGACCTTTCTTGTGACTCCGCACGGTTCCGTTTTACGCGAAACTCCGCTGCATCTTGACAATCGCGTCAATCCACCCCGGCATTCCATTCAGGACATTTGAGACCTGAAGTGTAGGTGCACACGGAGTTGTATCCAGTGCCCCCTCGCATAGCAGGGTGACAGCGGCGATCAGCAACGCGCGTTTACCCTTGTCGGCGGGTGTCCATCGGAGCGAGTGAATACGGTAGAGCACATCCGTGTATTCACGCGTTGCCGGGGGGCTGTTCTTACGAATCGCGTCCCAGAAGATCCACACTGGATGGGTGCTGTCGCTACCCGAAACGTACTCGTCTCCGCGTGGAGCAAAGAGCAGGTTAGTCTTGGTCTGCTTCTTGTGTTCGCGGCAAAACGCAAACGTCCACGACATCCAGTACAAGGCCCGAGTCAGGTCCCTCACATCTGAGCGGATACAGTAACAGAACTCATTGACAGGGACGGCAGCAGGCATGGGGTCAGTAGCACGTAGAACCTGGGATCCATACAGCTTCGAAGGAGACTTCAAGCTCTCATGAATCGTAACGGGGTCGAAGTCGTGTCCGGGCTTGATTGTGGGCAGAGACTGGAGTTTATGTTTCCGACATAGCGCCAACGTGGCTGCGACCTCGCACACCAGTTTCCGTATATCGGGGTGATTGCGAATCTTTGTCATGTTCTGGATATCGTACCCAGCTTCGATGGGTGCATACGTCTCATAGGACTTGGCCAAGTAGAGGAACACGTTGGGCTGGGCGCGATTGATATGAAGGGCAGCGGCCTCAAAGAAGGCGCCCCATAAACTATGCACAAGACCGGAGCAGAGAAACTCAAGTGTCCAGTAACACGCGTAATCCGCATGACCTAACTGGATGGTTTGAATCAACACTTTCCGCACGTGTGCACGTGGATGACCACAGAAGGTCGTTTGTTGGAAATCAGTTACAGGTCGAGGGTCGGTGATCTCCATTGCATTTATGCGGGGGGCTTTGACGCCCCCAAATGACGCGCAAAGGCGTTGAAGAATTCAGATGAATCCGCTGGTAAACTAGGAGCCGGTGCGCCCGTTCCCGAGGTGGTCGACTTTGAGCCACTCATTGCCCTGCGACCAATCGAGAAGATCAAGAACAACAGAACCAGTACAATGAGTACGTTCAGCACAATGCCAATCCAGCTACCATAGTCTGCCGCTTCTACTTGGGTCTTGCGATTGATATTGACCTGGTTCTGAATGGCTTTGATCTGATCCTGGAAGGTCGACACCGAGTAGGCCATGTCATCCTTGACCGTTCCAATGTTATCCTTGACACTGTTCACGATATCCAGCGTCTGCTGCTGCTGCAGAGTCTGAGTATTGAGGAAGTGGTACTCATTGATGAACTTGTCAACGTCCTTTCGAATCTGATTCTCGTAAAGCACGTTCATCGCGTCGGGGTCGTGTGCAAGTGCACGGTACGCAGCATTCTTTGTTTCATCCGTTCCACCTGTGGCTAAGACGTCTCGCGCCGCTGCGTCGACTTGTGCTTGACGACTCACCCGTAAATTCGCCGCTTCTAGTTCTTCTTGGAATCGAGTCTTCTCGGCAGAATATCGAGCATACGCGTCTGGGTTTGATGTTTGTAGGTCTGCGATTGAAAATATCGAAGGCTGATCATCTCTTCGCAACACGGCTCCCTGTGCGACCAGGTGAACCGTTGCGCTCGGGTCGATTTTGTTTACACAGCGCTGAGCTCCCTCTAGCATCTGAAGCTCATATCCAGTGGGACACGCCATCACACACGACCCCAGAGAAGAGCCGTACACTGTCTCTGCCGGACATTTCGGCTGCAGATTACCCATTATCTATTGGAGAGATAGATTGCTAATGAGAGTCCCACACATAACGTCATGAAGGCCACGCCGTGAACAACGCTCGGTGGCAGGAACAGGTACTCCAGGAGTGCGAGGACGATGAAGAACAGACAGATCTGAATAGGGCGCATGTTGACGGCTTCGAGCTTCTTGATGTCAAGTCTGGCAGATTCAATGTCTGCATACGGCTGCGTGGGTGGCCGAAGCGGTTGAAGTTCAGCGAGAGCTTCACTATACGGGGTCATTACTTATTCGCAACAAACGGTCGCAGACCAGAAAAGATCGTACTAACAACAGTAGCATCCAACGTAGACTCCTGACTCTGTCCAAGTCGAGCATACGGTTTGCCGAATGTCTTCGTATTGTTGATGTACGGCGCAACCGTGGCCGCCATACGGACAAAGCGAGTGTATTCGGACGCATCCACGCCACGCATGTGACGAGTGGTTGCATCGCGACCAGGCTCAAAGAAGGATTGCGCAACCGGCATTTTATTACTCCTACAAGATAATGGTTGGGTGGCTCACTGCCCTTTTGATTACGCTGATCGCAGTGGTGACATCAAAGATCCGATCACAGGAAAGATTTGATGCAACGACACCAGAGGGACGAGCGGCGATTGATGCAGTCTCAGGCGATTATCAGGCGTTGCTCGATACATACGCAAGAGTGTATAAAATATCGAAAGGATCAGGGCGCCCCGAGGACCAAGCCGCACTGACGAATATAACGGCAGCTATCGCCGACTATCAGAATCAGATGCAGGTTCAGGTTCAGAACAACCAATATCAGATTCAAGCATTCATAGACGAATACCAGACCATCAATCCCGATCTCGACACGCTGCACGCGGAGGCGCAGGTTCTGCGTCAGCAGGGGCCACAGATGGCGGATAAACTAGTTGCGTCTACATCCACACCGCCACCACAGCTTGACTATGGAGCCATGATCACACAGATCGTCGTATTGGTGCTACTTGCTATTGCCGCCTTTGCATTCAACGCGTTCGCATGATGACGATAAGAAGTCCGAGAGATGCAGCGACAAAGAGTGCACCCATCAACTTCATGTTCGTGCCCTTCATCGCGTCGTCGGTTTGATGGATCATGCGAAGAGTCTGCAGTTTGTCGGTTCCAACCAAGAGACCATTGTAGTCGCGCTGGATCTCCATAATCCTGCGAATCAGTTCGTGTTGCTCATCCGGGTCGGCGCCCGAGGATACAGACAGCGCAGCCATCTGAGACAGGGTCTCACTCATGGCTCGTTGGGCAGCCAGAATCGCATCGTTATTGGAGAAATCGCTGTTTGCGACTGCGTTCTGCACGAGCCCATCGTAGACTTCTTTTTGATGTCTATACCTGGCCCGAAGGTCTGTCATGGCAGCAGAAGATGGTGAACCTGTGGTTGTTGGGAGCGGTGCTGGATCCGGAGGCGGTGGTGTAGAGGTCGATGCGGCTGCGGCTGCCCTGGCCGATGCCGAGTCTGCGGGAGGAGGTGGACCCGCACTCGATATAGCCGCTGCCCTGGCCGCTGCGACCGCCGCTGGCGTAGGCGGTGAATGTGTATCCCAGTTCCATTCCTGGGGTGTAAACCAAGACTGTCTAGGGCATCGCTGGAAGTCCGGGAGCAGGTCGGCTCCTGTAGAGGGTAGGTCTACCGCAGGATCGGGAAATGGATTCGTCCCTGCTGCCATTTGTGTTGCGACGTATGACCACCCGGATGCACATTTAACACAGACGGTACCATACGGACTCAAAAAGCTCTCTGATGGGCACGTTGTCTCAGCTGTCTGAAAACAGGGGGTACCCTGGGTTAATTGGCCTGTTCCCGGTGGACATTTTCCAGACGAGTCGGGGTCTACGCCACCTGTGTTTTTAATGCAGATCGGTTGACGAAACCGAAAATCATTGTCATGGATCCATTCATTGCTGCGTTTTAGCGTCATTCCAGTTGGGCATTGTGGAGGAACAGACAGCGTGTCGTTCGCACCTTCACGCTCGATCGAGAACAACGCGACGAGAACAAGGGCTCCAATCAAGAACTCAATCCACATTATGTCTAGGCAACATTTACGTCAGCCACGCAGTAGCGGTAATAAACACTCTTGCCCACCGTATCACTGTGGCGCGTGATCTCAATGATGTTTCCCGGAACGGCACCAATCACACGAGCCTGGATATCCTGCGAGTCAATCCAGGGCATCTGATCCTCTGGCTTCAGGATGCGGTTCTTGTCCAGTACATCCTTCGCCTCGTCGGGCGTCAGAATGCGATGTGGAACGGACATGCGGTGGATGGTAATGTCCATCTGCAGCTCACGGAGGTGGAAGAACTGAATACGCTCCTCGATGAACTTCGACCGAATCAGGTTCATCAAGTTGCCCGAGGGCTTGGACGTGGCCACAACGATCATGCCATTCTTGTAGTCGTTCTCCTTCGCATATTCGATGTAGGTATTCACGTCACGCTCGAGCATCTTGTCCTTCTGGCTGAAGATGATCAGTACGTCACCGATCGTGTAGGCATTGACGTCCTTCAGACCAGACGCAAGGGGTTTCGTCTCGGTGGGCAGCTTACGACGCTCGTAGAAGATACGGAGAGTTGCAAGAGCCTTGTCTTCCATTGTGCCCTTTCTACCTACAACGGAAAGAGTTCGTTTTTTATTACCCGAGTAGAACAATGCTTCATATCGCCGCTTTGTTTGCTGGGTTAGTCGCTCTTTTCGCTGTTTTCCAACTTTCAGGTGGGATGGAGAAGTTCCAGCCTGAACTCTTAGATCGTAGCCAGATTCAGCGAACACAGGAGGTTGAGCACTCCTCGTATGAACAGCGGACGAATCATATGCCGCGTATGTCGTTTGTCGAGGCTGCCCAGGGTCTCGCGACCCCGTGGCGCGTAAACGCATATACAGCCGTGAGGTCTATGTAAACAATGAAGATTCCCAAAGCTCTCCGTGAACAGGTCTGGATGATGAAAGCGGGTCGAGTCTTTGATGCAAAGTGCAAGATTGTGTGGTGTGCGAACCGCATGAACGTGTTCGATTTCCAGTGTGGCCACAACATCCCGGAGTCCAAGGGCGGTGCGACGACACTTGATAATTTGATTCCAATTTGCTCACGCTGCAATGTCAGCATGGGCAACCAGTACACCATCAACCAATGGAACGCCAAGTTCGCATCGCGAACATCGCCTTTGTGGAGACGGATTTTCAGATGCTGGTCATGACATATCAATGCATGCCTTCTATATCAATTTGGATCGACGGACAGACCGCAGGGCGGATATGGAGAGGGAGTTCGGGAAGATGAATCTGACCGTCGAGAGATTTCCAGCCGTTGAGTACATCCCCCCGACGATCGGATGCAATCTTTCGCACATCGAAGTGTTGAAACTTGCCCGTCAGCGTGGGTACGAGTCCGTCATGATCTTCGAGGACGACTTCCAGTTCATTGTATCCAAGGAGGAGTGGGACCAGCTGATCACACGCCTCCCGACGAGTTACGATGTTGTGATGATGTCGTACAATCTGGTCGATGCAACTCCGTACAATGAAACCTTCGACAAGGTTCACGGGGCACAGACAACAAGTGGCTACATTGTCCACTCTCGCTTCTACGATGCACTGATCGCAAAGTGGGAAGAGGGGACTCGGCTCTTCAAGGAGAACCCCGAGGTGCACTGGGTGTATCTGCTCGATCAGTACTGGAAGTCTCTGCAGCCGACAAATGAATGGTACGCATTCAAGACACGTATCGGAATTCAACGTGCAGGATTTAGCGATCTTGCTGGAGGATTTGTTGAATACGGTTGTTGATGTACCCTCGCTGAAACATGGGGCTGAAGACACGCTGTGACATCCTCAGGGCTCCCTCTGCAATGATTCGCGCCTCGTCGTCGTGGGTCACCAGCCATTCAATTTTTTCCACCAGATCCGATAGGTCGTAGTTGATTGGAACGTAGTTCACCATCGGAATCAACTCAGTCTTGAACCACCATCGACTCTCTGGATGCGTAATGAGTATCGGCACGGAGCCGAGCGCAAACCCCCAATGACCATTGGAGGCTTGTGTATTTCCATCAATGATGAGCACGTACTTGTATCGTGAATGCGCATCGGGCCCAAGCAGTGACTTGTCTGCAAAGTGTTGAGGTGGGATCACGTCGTCGTTGACTGGCCACCCACCCGGGACAAACCTGACGTCCGTGTTCGGGACATCAAAGAGCTTTTCAACTACACGCATCCGCACCGAAGGCCGATGAAACCCACTCGATCCGCCCCGCCACATGACAGTTTGGATCTTCTCGGACCAGGGTCGCTGGGGAAAGGAGAGTCCGTTCGCGAAGGTCGTGTCATCCCATGGAAGCAGAATCATGGATTTGCTAGTGAACCCGTGTGTTGCGTACAGACAGACCAGTGGTCGCGTAGTAGGATGAGCGAGAGCTTCGAGTCTCGCACAGTCTCGCGCAGGTCGCACAACGGTCTCGACGCGCCCAAGAGACGTCATCATGCGGTGATACTCGTCGTCCCCAATGAGTCCATCCGTCTGCGGAAAAATTGCAGTCAGGGTATGGGGTCGGATACACTCCAGTACATAGCGATAGATGGGGCCGCCGATGATGAGCCGCTGATCATAGGATGCCCATGCATGAGGGATTCCAGGTGGGTCACATACAACATTGCGAGGAATGTGGAGGATCGAGGGATTGTGATCTGCAGGGTACCAATCGAAATGGAACCCAAGTGATTCGAAGTGGGCCCAGACATTGACTTCCCAGGTCAGCTTGGGAAGTCTGGGGTACTCGTTGAGGTAGAACTCATATAACCTGTTCAGCGAATCGACATCGCCAAGAAAGAATCCACCGCAGAACCTCCAGTTCACAGAGTCCCAGTACACCCCCTTTTGCCAACACCCAGGGAAGAACATGCACGAGGGTGGGAGGTAGGCCGTTGAAAGTGCACGTAACTCGTCTGCAGATGCCGGATCTCGCAGTACGTGATACAAGTTAAAGTCCGCCCACGCATAATGCGTGGATGAATGATGGCCTGAACGAATCGCTCTCCGGATACACTCAATCTTCGCATTCATAAGGATCAAAAAGTTACGGGTGTCGTGCACGTCTGACCGAGTCTCAGGTAGTCCTCGGGGGGAGATCGGATAGAGGTCAAGTTCCTCTAGCGAAATGGTCTCAACAACTCCATTGTGTATCGGGGGTAGTCGGTCACGGAACTCAGGACTAATGAATACGTGAAGCCTGATCCCGGTTGCATTGAGCTGTTTGAACAGTTCGAAGCGCACGTCCGTTGCGCGATCCTTGGGTCTATCTTCTCGTAGATCCAAGAATGCTGTAACAAACGTTACGGTCATTACGGGATTTTCACTCTGCATGTGAAAGTAATAAAATGGTCGGACATCTGACCATGGAATTGGTCGGCGGACTCGGAAACCAGCTTTTCCAGTTAGCTGCTCTCATGCATATCGCATCTAAAACAGGCCGTAGACCCTACCTGCAGTCTCTGGCGAATCCGTCACACCATTCGTTGGTCTCGTACTTCGACACCGTCTTCTGGCGATTTCGACCGATGGTATTGACTGGTCGTACTCCTATCCGGATTGAAGAACAGTCCATCGACTGGCGGATCACGTTTCTTTTGCATCCGGACGTTCGCCTAGCTGGGTACTTTCAGGACTGGAAGTATGTGGACGCCGATTTCGTGCGTGAACTCCTATTCCCAACTGGAACCCAGGACAAATACGAGGGCATCAAGGAAGGGATCTTCCTCCATATCCGCGGTGGCGATTACGTCAACAACCCCTATCATGACCTTAAGTTGGACGCCTACTATGAACGTGCCATCGCGATGTTCCCGGGTGCTCACTTCTTTGTCGTGACAAACGATGTAGGGTACACCATGTCTCGACCGTTCATGGCCACGCTCAAGCATACATTGGTCATTGAGCCTGAACTCGATACCCTGTTTCTTATGAGTCAGTGCGCAGGTGGAATCTGCGCGAACTCGTCCTTCTCCTGGTGGGGCGCCTTCCTCAACCCTCACCGAAAAATCATCATGCCAGACCGGTGGTTCCCACACACAAACGTCGGATCGGAAGGATACTACTTCCCCGGGGTCATTAAATGTCCAGTGTAACTACAGCTTTGGGTACTGGCTCCGGCTTCGTTCCTGCCGCGCGGTGTACGAGTACTTCATCCCACGTCGCCTTGAGCGCAGGAAGGTGAGTTGGGAGCCAATCCATATCCTTCGGTACGAACGCCTTCTTCGTGGACATCAGAATCCAATAGATGAACTGCGGATCTGCGTCCTGGCCAAGACTCCGCAGCCACGTGTTCAGATCCGTATCTTGCGCCTTGTAGTGGAGTGTGTCATCTGGATACACTGCGAAGACACTTTTGGTCAGCGTCGAGCGAATCCACTCAGACGAGAAGACCTGCTTGAACCGGAACTCTGCATACTCGCACTCGTCAATGCCTGAACACTCCATCTGCATCTGCATCTGGTGGACATAGGCGCTAGGAACACCGTCAGACGGTGGGCGAGAGAAGGGACACTTGAACTCGACCAGCCGACCGCGCCGACGCACATCCGCCGGGTCGGTTGGGAAGAGGATACCATCCGGCGATGCCCCGAGAAAGGTGTATACAGGATGTTGGACGCACGATACATCGATAATCTTGCATCCAGTCTCCTCTTCATAGATGGCCTTCGCAATGGGCTCGAACCTTGTGCCCCAGATGAGAGGGGCTTGGTACTGTCCGGGTGTCGGCGGCTGCGGTGGTTCGAGTTTGCGAAGGATCAGACTTCTCCGCGTCTCTCCCCCCGTAAACACCTGCGATACCTCGGAACCTGTGATCATCTCTCCACGTTTCATGTGCCACCCTGTCGTCCGCTGATCGTTGGCGCCATAGACCCTGATCGTGCGACGCACACACCGGTCACGCATCCAGATGCGTCCAAGTTCACCCTTCATTGCCTCTTCGAGGGCCGTGAAGACGAAGCGCCTGGTCTTGGTATAGCTAACGCGAGTCAGCACCACCATCAGCATGATCAGGGGCTTCAAGCGCTTCTTTGGACGGGTATACGGTGGTTCACCCAGCCATTCTGTGATGACTGACTCCATGCGTTTCTTTATGCGTCAGGCTCGAAAACTCATTTTCAGTGCTGGAACACAGAATCGGTATGGAGACCATTCAAAGTAAAGAACAGTGGGTCTTGCGCCGCCTTGAGGGCTTCTACGCCAACCCTGACAACTTCCGGCGCATCGAGGAGGTTCTCACGGGCAAGTCGCGTCTGAGCCTACGTCTGCTAGATTGGTTTGTTACCAATTACTCAAAGAAGTACAATGTTTCTTTCATGGCTAAGGGAAACCGTCACATCATTGTGTACTTGGTCTACAAGTCGCATCTCAAGGCCTACAACAAAAAGATGTTTGACCCGTTCTGCCGATGGAAGCGAATTCAGTTCCGCGGGTTGGATACCACAGTGGGGCAACTGAACTTCTTCGAGTGGGCCATCCAGGATGAGATCCTAGACTATCTCGACACGCACTACGATGAGATCCATGCCGATATGGAGTCTTGTTCGCAGGTGATTCAGCCGAAGGACGGTGAGCGTCGGAAGCGTCATGAACTGAGCCGTTCGGCCACCAAGTCCGTGCGTATCCACGACGTACCCGTTAAGATTACCTTCGATTAGAAGTAATGGACTCACAGGCACAGGGGGACAAGCCGGTCGTCGAACTGCCGGAGGAGGCTGTTTCTCCTATTTCTAAAGGAGAGGTGGATGCCCTTGCGGCAGATAGCCAAACATTGGTGGTCGGACCGGCTCCGCCAATTACAGGGGTGAAGCGATATCGCGAACCACCTCGCAAATTCCTCACCCGGAACCGGATCCCCTTCACATCGGAAAAATTTGACTTGGTAAGCTATGCGGGAAATGTACTACGCGGTTCTTCGCGATTATACGTTCGGTACATCTTCAAATGTGAGTTCGTCAGCACTGACGGTAGCAAACTCGCAACGGACTTCAAAGATCAATGGCAGGATGCAAACGTCGGGTATCAAGAAAAATTGCACGAAATACCCGGTCCTGCATTTGGACTTATACGGTTAGTCTGGCCTTCCTCAAAAGGGCAAGTGCATCACATCATACCTTATCTCGTGAACGGACCACCTGAAGGTAAGACCATCTGGTTTCTCGAACAGTACGATACGACCTTCTGGTGGCTGTTCAACGAAAGGGTCGGGAAATGGCACGAAGTTGTTGGGGAAGCAATGATAGGGAAAGGGCACAACTATATCCGAGCATACCTTCCTGCTGCCAGTGCCATCTCGGGAGGAAAACATATAAAGTACGCATCGGGGGGGGCGAAAGGTCTTCAGGGATATGATATGGACCTTCAAAAGAGCAATAAAGGGAAAAGTGCAGAAACATGTGTACCATGGTCAATGGTTATTCTGAAGTACATTATGGATCCGATAACGATCGGGGTGAAGGAACCTCAGTTAGCCTTAGAAACTGTGAAACAAGAAGACTTCAACAAAATGTACCGAATTCTAAATGACAACCGAGATGATGTCTTGACGTGGGTACAGGGAACGATAGCGGGAGGTAAACGCCGAACGCATCGCCGGCGGCGTCAAACTCGCCGCAAAACCAAACGCTCTCGTAAGTAATGTTGTCGACGATTGATCGATCCGTGGTCTTTCCCGTCAGCGCAGACATCACAGAACACGACTTGAACATCGTATCCGATCTGTGGTCCGTGGAAGGCCGCGAGGTGTTCAGGGGCGCGAGGGATCCGAACTATGAACATGCAAATGTGTACTGGCTCTACGACCCCGAAGACCTGGACCGCGTGGGTGTGGCGGAGCATAAGCGGGACAACCCCGGAGACGTCTCTGTTCTGTGGCACAAGGACACTCCGTTTGCGACGCTGCTCCAGGAGGATGGATGGACAGAGAGTGACTCTCTTTGGTCACGGATGCCTGAGCACTCGTATGAACGATTCCTATCAGAAGGGTGGACAACACCCGTTGCCTTTCTTGAGCGGTGTCTGCGTGGAAATGTCCGTATCGTCACACCAGAGATGTTGATACAGATGCCTGAGGTTCATGCATGTGAAAAGTGTGGTCATATGTCGCTGACTCCGTTTGCATGTGGGACTACGCAGCCTCTGACCTTTCCTGAAAAGGAAAAGATTTGGTTTATTGATGATCGAATGATTGTATACTCGCCACCCAAGGGTGGCTCTACTGTCTGGTCACGGCTTGGCTTTACGACACCGCCTGAGCCTTCCGCTTCTTCGGAGCTGCAGGAGCAACAGCCGGAGCCGCCGCTGCAGGGGGCGTTACAGCCCGAGGCTTCTCCTCAACCTCAACCTCAACCTCAACCTCCTGCTCCTCAGTAACCGGCAGCTCAAGGTTCTCCTCCTTGTCGGCCACCGGCTCATCAGGCTCCTTGATGTCGGCGAACGCCGCCTTGGCACCCACGCGCGAGGGCGGGAACACCTTGGCGTGAACGACGCGCCACGTCACACCGAAGCCCGTGCCCGTGACGTAGATGCTCGGCGTCAGCACAAGACGAGCCTCGATACGCTTCGCAAACACCTGCTCGAGATTGCTCTCCGTCAG